ATGTGTGGACGTTTTGCACAAGCCCAAAACCGTGAAGAATATCTGGCCTACCTGGCCGATGAAGGCGATCGTGACATTGCCTATGACCCGGAACCTATCGGCCGTTACAACGTTGCGCCCGGCACAAAAGTTCTGTTGCTTAGCGAACGCGATGAGCAGTTACATCTCGATCCGGTGTTCTGGGGCTACGCGCCCGGGTGGTGGGATAAAGCGCCTTTGATTAACGCGCGTGTAGAAACTGCGGCCACCAGCAGAATGTTTAAACCTCTGTGGCAGCATGGCCGGGCGATCTGCTTTGCCGATGGATGGTTCGAATGGAAAAAGGAAGGCGACAAGAAACAGCCGTATTTCATTCATCGGGCCGACGGGCAGCCGATATTCATGGCGGCGATCGGCAGTACGCCGTTTGAGCGCGGCGATGAAGCAGAGGGCTTCCTGATCGTTACATCTGCTGCTGACAAAGGACTGGTCGATATTCATGACCGCCGGCCACTGGTTCTGTCTCCGGAAGCTGCAAGGGAATGGATGCGTCAGGACGTAGGCGGGAAAGAAGCTGAGGAGATCATTGCCGACGGGACAGTGCCCGCCGACAAGTTTATCTGGCATGCCGTTACGCGCGCCGTGGGCAATGTGAAGAACCAGGGGCCAGAACTTATAGAGCCCGTCACTTGACCACTGGAAGATCTGAATACCGGGTGGTGTAGCGTGGAGAAAGCATTTCACGCTTCATCTGCCATTGCTGCTGTATACCCTGCCCGGCAAAATAGAGCGTGCCCTTTCCGTCCTTTGCATTCAGGTGATCCAGTACTTCCATTAACTTCTCACTACCAGCTCGAGGTGCACTGTCATCGAAAAGGTTGAGCTGGGCCACGCCCTGGCTGAAGAAGTCTCCCAGCATGACACCCGCTTTCTGGTACCGGTGACCGTCCTTCCAGATTTTGTCCAGACACTTTACCGCGGCGTTGATGATGTCTCTGCTGTCCTGCGTTGGCGTGAGCAGTCTTACCGATGCGCTGTTTCCGTAATACGGCTCATTAAGGGCAAATGGAGAGGTCTTAACGAAGGCAGATATAAAACGGCAATACTGGTGCTCGCCGCGAAGCTTCTCAGCACCACGGGCAGCGTAGCTGCAAATAGCCTGCCGCATTTGCTCATAGTCAGTAATGCGTTCGCCAAACGATCGGCTGCATACGATTTCCTGCTTCACCGGCGCGAACTCCTCCAGATCCAGGCATGGCTCGCCGCGCAGTTCCCGGACCGTTCGCTCCAGCACCACATTAAAGTGCTTGCGGATAATCCACGTGCTCTGTTCTGAGAGATCCAGCGCCGTTTTGATGCCCATAGCGTTCAGCTTCTTGCTGATGCGCCGGCCAACTCCCCAAACATCCTCCACAGGAACAAGCGCCAGTAGCCTTCGCTGCCGGTCGACGTTTGAGAGGTCAACCACCCCGCCGGTCTGCCGTTGCCATTTTTTCGCAGCATGGTTAGCCAGCTTCGCCAGCGTCTTGGTCTGGGCTATGCCGACGCCGACTGTAAGATGCGTCCGCTGTAAAATAGTCGCGCGGATCTCTTCCCCAAATTCAGTCAGGTCCCGGCAGTTTCTTACGCCGGTCAGGTCGCAAAAGGCTTCGTCTATGCTGTAAATTTCTACGCGCGGGCTCATTTCTTCCAGCGTGGTCATTACCCGGCTGGACATGTCTGCATAGAGCTCGTAGTTGCTGCTGAAGCAAACAACACCAGTGTGCCGGAACAACTCCTTCTGCTTGAAGAACGGCTCACCCATCGCAATCCCGGCAGCCTTTGCTTCTGCGCTACGCGCTATTACGCACCCGTCATTATTCGACAGAACGACAACAGGCCGCCCGCGCAGGTCTGGTCTGAATACCGTCTCGCAACTGGCATAAAATGAGTTCACATCGACCAGGGCAAACATCACATCACCGGATTGTCGTCTGTGAACGCCGCTGCGCCATTTATAAAGAAGGTCACCACACCTATAACTTCAACTTCATCTAAAGCATCACCTTCTATGCTTTCACCGTCTTCTGTGATGAGCGCATCGCCCATAACAACAGCGAACTGTAGCTGACCAAACGCATGAACCAACACCCGCGTTCCGTTGTCGGGCGCAAGATCAGGCTGAAAAAGCGCATAACCACCTGACGTTTCAACCAGGCATGAGTAGTGGTTAACCCCACATAACTGTTCAAGCTTGTATCGCTGAGCTTTTGCCTCCATAGCCCCTCCAAAAACAACTGTATTTATATACAGTATCGTCAAATATGAGAGTCGATCAAGTTAGACAGTGATGCTAAACTTCAGACCTTTCTGAATTTGCTGATTTTTATAATGTTAAAGATATTTAGTCGTTATGTTTCAGTTGGCGTGATTAACACTGCCTTACATTGGTTATGCTTTGGTGCTCTACTTCATTTTTTTGGCGTCGGGCAAGCTCTGGCTAACGTAATAGCATTTTGCATTGCCGTTACCTTCAGCTTCTTTGCAAATGCAAAATGGACTTTTAATGCTCAGGCAACTTCAAGTCGATACATAGCATTTGTTGTTTTCATGGGGCTGATGGCTGCATTAACCGGCTACATTGCAGATGTTATAGGGGCTCCTCCGATTGTGACGCTTGTAGGGTTCTCCGCGTTTAGTCTCATAGCAGGTTTTGTTTACTCAAAGTTCATTGTCTTTAGGGATGCGAAATGAAGATTTCTTTGGTTGTACCCGTCTTCAATGAAGAAGACGCAATACCTATTTTTTATAAAACGGTGCGGGAATTTGAAGGGCTCAAGCAGCATGAAGTTGAGATCGTCTTCATAAATGACGGCAGCAAGGACTCCACAGAATCTATTATTTACGCACTTGACGTTGCCGATCCTCTTGTTGTTCCGCTGTCGTTCACTCGCAACTTTGGGAAAGAGCCTGCGCTATTTGCTGGTCTTGATCACGCTACCGGTGAAGCAATTATCCCTATTGACGTTGACTTGCAGGACCCTATCGAAGTCATCCCGCACCTGATAGAGAAATGGCAGGCTGGGGCCGATATGGTTCTGGCTAAGCGATCTGACCGCTCTACTGACGGACGCCTGAAACGAAAGACCGCTGAGTGGTTCTATAAGCTGCACAACAAAATCAGCAATCCAAAGATCGAAGAAAACGTTGGCGACTTCCGCCTAATGTCTCGCGAGGTAGTGGAAAACATTAAGCTAATGCCAGAACGCAACCTGTTTATGAAGGGTGTGCTGAGCTGGGTTGGCGGGCGAACCGATGTTGTTGAGTATGCCAGGGCCGAGCGAGTGGCCGGCAGCACGAAATTTAATGGCTGGAAACTGTGGAACCTTGCCCTAGAGGGGATTACCAGCTTCTCTACTTTCCCGCTTCGCATGTGGACGTACATCGGCCTGTTAGTTGCCGGTGCTGCGTTTTTGTATGGCGCATGGATGATTTTCGACACGCTGGTATTCGGAAATGCAGTACGCGGATATCCTTCATTGCTGGTTTCTGTACTTTTCCTTGGTGGCATACAGTTAATCGGGATAGGAGTTCTTGGTGAGTATATTGGCAGAATCTATGTTGAAGTTAAGAAAAGACCGAGATATATTCTTAAGGGAAAAAAATGAGATTTCATAAGTCAGATAAACTTATATTTTTGCTAGCCGCTTTATTCAGCCTTCCATTTTTGTTGAATGCTGAATTATTTAAGGACGACTTATATAGGGCTGTTTCTGGAGATCCGAGCTATTGGGATAAAGATAGCCGACCGCTAACAACAGTACTAATGAAGGTGTTAAATTTAGGGGGTATGATAACTGATGTGTCTCCTCTATCCTTTATCCTTGGTATGGTGTGCATGATAATATCCGCCATTATAATTTCAAGAGCCATATCATCTAACAGACCTTCATATTTCTCATCAGCATTCGCATCGCTAATATTTTTAAATCCTATGTTTATAGGTAATGCAGTATTTTCATTTGATAGTGCCACCATGGGTGCGTCTATAGTAGTTGCGATTGCTTCAGCATATTTCTTTTACAATAGAAGTTATATTGATGTCGTCTGGAAAATCGTCGCAGTAACTTCTGTCATGTCAATGTATCAGCCTTCTTCTGCTCTTTTTGTTACAATGACAGCCTTTATTGTTATTGTAAAAATACTTGAACATGAGAGCGGGTATATCAAGGGATTGATATTAAATGCCATTTCTTTTGTTGCCGGTTTCACGATCTACACCCAAGTGGTGCAAAAAATTTATCCGCCAAATGAATATGCCTTGAGAAATTCTCAGTTTATTGATTTTGATAATGGAATTCTTACCGGATTACATGATGCTTTTAGTCGCAATCTTGATCCTGTGATAGGCTCAATGCCTTCTATTGTTAAGACTACTTTAGTAATTACTTTGGCAATATCAGTAGCTTGTGTAATCAGGTACGCTTTTTCACGTGATTACAAAATCCAAGATCGCATATTGTTAGTAGTTAGTTTTGCATTCTCACTGATAATGTTCTCTGGTTTTTCTCTAGCCGTGAAATCAGACTATGTTATGCCTCGCGTGCTAATGTCACTTGGCTTAACGCTATGCCTTGTATTCTTCATGGCACACAGACTAATAGGATTTAAAAAAATATCATATCTGACATATGTTATATTTGCAGCCAACTCAATTAACATATCCTATTCATTCAACAATGCCATAAAGCATCAGAATAAATTTGACTCAGTTATTCTGACTTCAATATCTTCCGCACTGCATCAAAACGGTATAAAGACCATTGACAACATTAATATTTCAGGATGGCCTCCAGTTTCTCTTCCTACTAAAGTTGCCTTTAGAAAATACCCATTCTTTAAAACTATCATGCCGCAATATCTTTCAAGCACTTGGGGTATCGGAGCGGTAGCTCCTTACTATGATATTACATACAAAAATAGGTTATCTAACAATTTAGAGTTAAAGAAAAAGATTATTTCGAATGGTGTTAAGATATTTACTTCTTGTTCGGTAGATGTCTTTTCTGATAGAAAAGATGTTCTTTTAGACTTTACAAACAAATGTTAGAAAAGAGGGGCTTTCGCCCCTCTCTGCCATGATTAAATTTTAAAGAACATAATGCGCAGTAGATCTTACAGATAATGTCTGTCCGCTTGTTCCTTTATTTATCAATCCAATCTTCCCTCCAGAGAAACCAGCGACTTGTTGCGTAACGGTCGCTCCACTAGTTGGCTTAACTGTAATGGTCGGAGTTGTTCCAGACAGGCCAGCTGTGAGAGTTACCTCACCTGTCACATCGCAAGTCAATGTGCCGACAACAGTAAGAGCGCCGAAAAGCATGGTCGATATCTCAATGCCGGTCGCCACTCTCTTGGCAACAACTCCACTTTGTGACGTGGGTTTGTAGTAAAAAACCACACCACAATCAACAGGCAAAGCTGACAGGATAACATTCTGAACATTTGATGATTTAGTAGCACCATACATATCAGGTGCTTCATCATTTGCCGTTTCTGCACCATATGCTAATAAGAGATCTGCTTTATCTCTTACCTGCCCGTAAACACCCTTTATCGCATTTGCAGCCAGGAATACAGAGGCATTCTGAGAACATGATTCGTTCAGCTCTCCTCTGAATAACAGAGCGGGAGGGTATACTTTTGACGGTGTACCATCGTAAACAATCTCAATCTGATTCAGTCCTTTTCTAAGGATTCCAGTTCGAGTGGTGAGTTTGTTCGTAAACGATGAGACGCCATTACTCGCGATATTACCCGAAAAGAATGCTGCATTACGGTTATCTTGTTGTCGGATAGAGATGGAGTTAGCGCGACCTGCTGCAACATATGTTGGGTTATACGGTTCAAAAATAACCATTGATATATCAGAAGTATCACACCAGACAAAATATCGTATGGTTAAATTTTCAGTAGCTGGGGAAACCACGCCCCAGCCAGTTAAACCATTTAGATACGTGTTTCCACTCAACCGCTCCATACCAACGCTGTACGTGCTACCAGACGGGAAACCAAATGGCTGGATATCATTATCAACTGTTGGTACGAAGTTATTCCCTTTTTTCGCAGTGTGGACTCTATACGGCATAACAGCCTTTGCTGCATATGCGCCGATATATTGATGGCCCAGAGGAGCAAAATGCGTGCTATCAAAAGTGCCATCTGTCGGGCGCCGCGCAATATCTTCAAGCGTATAGCTTCCGAGGTCTCTGTACATCTCAGTTACTGGCTGAGACAGATCAAGGAACTCGACCGCAGGGAACAGGCGTTCAATATGCTTCTTGATTGATGCTTCTAGCGCCGCCCACTGTGAGCCATTCTGGTTCATTGAAACAACGCAGACAGCACACCCATAACCCCAAGCCTTGCGAATGAACTGCTCAAAACGGAATAAATACTGATCAAACCCTAACGTATCCAGTTGTCCGTTATCGTTGACCCCCATAGACATAAAGCAGACATCTGGCGGCACGTTTCCGTATGCAGTGTTTTTGAAGAAGCCATGGTCAAAGTTACGGTTCGCCCAGCCATCAATGAGACGTTTACCTGACGATGCACAGTTTTCTGCCTTAAAGATGAAGGCGCCATTTTTTGTAAACCGGTTAAGCCAGTCCGTGAAAGTACGGAACCATGAACCTGCGCCACCATTGCCATTATGGTCGTAGTTCGTTGAAGAAAGATCACCATTTGCATCCGTTGGGTTGGCTACCCATCCGGCTCCATATGCACCGTCTGTGATCGAGTCACCAACGATACCAACACGACATTGCGTATTGCGGCGAGCGAACTGGTTTATTACGTTGAATGCAGTGTATTTGCTGCCATGAGTTGCCAGTGAAACGTCAAACACGTGCTCGTTACCCCATGGGTCGCGAGTAAGAATTTTTCCTTCACCGGTGAATTTGGTTACATCATCATCTGGCAGGAAATTACAGCGTAGCTGGACACCCTTCGGGACATAAATCTGTCCTGTGTAAGCATACACAGCCGCGCGGTTATCAGTCGTGCTATCAATAACGACCCCGGGAACATATTTTACAGCTAATGCGTCACTGCGGTATTTACCGTTGCTTAGCTCTGTCCTTAAAGCGGCATCCCCAACACCGACCCACTTCCCGTCACCAATGCCTCCAGTGCTATCGGGAGTAGATCCTGGGGGAACTACTTTGGGGAGGGTTCCATCCCATCTGTAATATTCCCCGTTGCTCTTCCAGCGCAGGCACTCGTTAGCAAGGCTAATGGTGCTGCCATCTTCAAAAGAATCCTTCGTGATATAGCCATAATTCAGAATTGCCTGATTCGCATCGTAATTTATTCCCTCAATTGTACGATGTTCATCGCCGAACCTGTCAACATAAACATGATTTTCTGACGTAACGAACTCGTCGATTTTGCCTGCGTTAAACTTCAGATCACGCGGGGATTCGCTCGGTACTGGCAGATTAGTAGGTGTAGTGGCCATATTTATTCCATAAAAAAACCCGGCGCGGTGGCCGGGTTAGGTTTGTCGGGGGGGGGGGCGGTTCTTATTCGTAGATGGCGTCGCTGTATTCCGCGACTGTCAGAGATACAGTGTTGTCCGTGTTAGGTTTGATGCTGTTGACCGTCCATAGCTGACTGTCCAGTTCCTCCACGGTCGCTATGAGGTAGCGCGATGGGAGCTGCACAGTGTCTCCGTTCCATATATTGAGCTGAATGTTAGGGATAGCCGCGGTGAATCCGTACTTCGTGTCGGTGCGGGCCGCGGCTGGATAACGCAGGGTCGGATTACCCATGCTGTCGGTCACCAGCACATACATCGAGCCGGTAAACGTGATCGGCTCGCTGGTATCGAAGTTATTCCCGGCGCGGCCAGTGATGTAACCCTGCTGCTGGTTGCTATCGTAGATGTCCGGCATTTGGATGACGCTGCCTACCTGAATAATGCCGTCCTCGAAAACTTTGGCGTTCATCTTCACCCGGGAGTAAATTAGACGTTTCGTTTCGCGCAGCGCTCGCTCCCGAGCCTGGTACTCATTACGGAAACCGACTATCTCCAGCTTGTTCGGGTTTTCCGCTTCCTGTTCGACGATGGCGCCGTTCAGCACGCGATAGTTGATGTACGTCTTATTGTTCGTAGTCGGGTGGACGTAGGACACCTGTACGCCGTCGTAGCCGCCTGGAAGAGTAGCTTCGTACGTCATTTTGTACTCGTCCGTCTTCATGTTCGCCCGGTTGAATACGGCAGCCGGGTAATCAACTTTCTGATCACGGGTAAACGTCAGTACGCCGTCATCCCAGTACGCCACAACAGATGCCGCATTGCAGATGGCCTGCACGCGGTCGCCCAGAGAGTCGTTCTCGTCGTCAAACGTGTAGTCGAAGTAACCCAGTCGCTCATCAGGAAGGCTTTCAGCGATCGAATACAGCCCGTACAGGTCAATGCTGCTTACCGGCTGCTCGCCCATAATCAACCAGGTGTGAGCCACTGCATCAGCGAACGAGCGCGACGGCATCAGGGTGTAATCCACCGTCTGCGTGTCCAGGTCGTACGTAATGGTGTGGCGCGTCACCAGTGCGTTATATTTGCGCTCGCGGCTGCCAAGAGCGTTCTCTGTCGCCCGGACTTTTACTCGCACAAGCGTGTCGGTCGGGTGAACGACGTTTGTCCTGATGTTGATGCTGTGGATCTCTTCGACCTTGAGCAGTGACGCGTCACCTGAGTTATCCGTGCGCTGGAAGCTGACCGCGTATTTCCCGAACCCGCCGGTCGGAGTGATCTTGTCAGTGCGATAAAACACCTCGCTCGTCGACTGGTGCGGCGTCGTCTGCCGGTACGTAAACGTCTGCTGCGTTCCCGGCACCTGGTTGTAGTCGTCGTCGATTTTCCAGATGACAACCTTCCAGTTGGTCTCTTTCTTCCCGCCGAGGCTGGACTGTGTATGCAGCCACAGCTGAGTTGACTCGACCGGGGAAAAGAACGGCCCAACCACCAGCGCCTCGTTATCGTTGAGGATGAATTTCGTGGTGTTGATCGTGGCATTCGCCGGGATGTCCTGCGGTCCTTCGAGCTGATTCATCGTAAACGTGTACCAGCGCACCGGGTTAACCACTGCACCGTCGTTTGTTTCAACGGCGGAGATCAGCGTTCCGGAGAATGTCGCATCGGTAGTAACGTTGCCGGAGGCCGTGCTATACGTCACATTGATGGTGAAGGTCACCGCGTGCGGCAGCACCAGCCCCATGAAATAGTCGAACTCAGCCTGCTTAACGATTTTCATCGCTATCTGGCCCCCGGAATACGTTCCGCTGACAACCGTGTTTGCCGTTGCTGTTTCGATCGGGAAGTCGCTGGCTTCGTTCTGCCCGGGGACCTCCTGCCCGTCGACGTCATCAAACCCGTAACCTTCGACGATCTGAGGGATTACTTCGCCTGGCTGGAAGAACTGGAACTCGGCGCCGGCCAGAGAGCCCAGACTGGATTCTGAGTAGCGCACGGACTCATAATCGTATTTACCGATTCCGATGCACATCCACTCTGTAACGTACTTCAGGCCGCCATCGGTGAACGTCTGGTGCACGTATTCGAAAACCGATTCCTGAATCAGATCCGGGAACGAACGGATTTGGCCGTAGATATCCGGCTTGGCTTTGTAGACGCGCGCGGTATTTGTCTGACCGGTCAGGCTATTGTTGGGCGAGTCGACGGTATTACCGCCGTTGTTCGCGATTGCCGGCTTCGGCGCCAGGAACGAAAACACCTGGCCCACCACTTTAAAGATCGGGCTCAGGATGTCATCGACAATACCCTTTGGCTGGTCGAATATCTGGATGTGGTCCAGCTCACTCAGTTCAAACGCCAGCTCATCATCGTCGCCCAGCTTTACGCCGTTGCGGACGATCAGCAGATCACGGTGAAAGGTAGCGTCATTGGCCGCCAGCCAGTCATAAAAAAGGGTGCCGTTTGGCACCCTGCAACGCAGCTTAGGCGTTCCTGGAAAATTCGATATCTCAACCAGCGCCATAAGAAAAATACTCCACTTTGGTGAATGCCCGCTGAATGACCAGCAACGAGTCCATGCGCACGCTTCCGTTCTCTCCACGCGAGTGTAGCGCCTGCCGGTTCAGTACCAGGCCAACGTGTGCCGGTTGCGTGCCGCGGTACCCGACGAATATCCCGCCCTCGACCGGTTTATCGACCTTGCGCCAGAAAACGACGTCTCCCTGATAGCAGGTGAAGAAATCTTCCCCGGCTTCGTAACCCGGCGTCTGGTGCAGCTCAATGTCGAGCACATGTCGGTAATACAGCACCACCAGCCCCCAGCAATCCACCTTTTCGAACGAACAGGCCCGGTTAGCCCACGACACGCCGATCATCCTGCTGATAAAATCAGAGGTACTGAAGGCCAGTGTATTCCGTTGGGTCATAGAGCCTTCCGATGTTGTTGTTTAGCGGGTTGGTGACAGACAGAGTGACCGAGGCGGAGTCTGCGTCGATGTCCACCGTCTTGACGTAAAGCTGCCACGATTTAATCGGCACAGACACGTCTCCGCTGTCGAAGATCTGCCGGGTGGCCGTGATAGCTGTCAGCCTGGCTGCCCCCTTCCACTCCTTCATCAGCGCTTTGATGTCCGACGAAAGCCGCCCTAACTTTACCGTAGCGTCGATCACCGGCGTGCCACTCTGCTGGCTTTCTTCGATTTCAAAACGCGCTGGCGTGAACGTCTGGCCGCCGAGCGTCTTCGGGAAAAACTGCTTGTCTACCAGGCGGACATAGCCAAATGATGGATGGTAGAACGTGATTGTGTCGTACAGTCCGCGTGTCGGGCGTTGCTGCTTGTACTCCCTGAAGCTCGGCATTACGGAACCCTCGGTAGTGATTCCGGATCGCGACCATCCGGATAACCCGTGACAACGATATCCAGCCACGAATCCCACGGCGGCGGCAGTTCAACAATGATGTCGTCGAACTCATCGTCGGCGTTGTACAGATGGTTAGCAATTACGGTTCCCGTCCAGGTTACCACCCCGCCGTCGATACTGGTTTGCACCGGCATCTGCGTGAAGTGAAGCTCCTGCAACTGGAGACCACTGCCGCCCAGATTGATATTCATCCTGAACCAGTTCAGACCCCGGTTGAGATAGTTTGGGCTGCGCAGCCACTGCTGGAAAGCTCGCTCCTCAGCTAGGGTAAAGATCCACGTCAGAGACCAGGTCACTTTCAGGTCGTCGGTAAGGTTCTGGAAGATAGCCGGGCCGACCGCTGGCTGATCGGCCTGGAACCCGGTATCGAGCGTCATGTTTTTGCTGGCCTTCTGCGCCAGCGGCAGCCAGTCGGGATAGTCGATAATTGGCATCAGCCCTGCCCCCTTGGCGTGCGTTTAACATTGAAGTTACTGGTTATACCGCTGCTGATTGGCCCGCCGTTGTTCAGGTCTGCAACAATGACATCAACGGTAAGCCCGCCGCTTGCATCTGTACCGGCCTGAGCATCGACAGAGGATGACGTGTAGTTCTGGATGTTGATTACCACCCCGCCGCCACCTCCTGCAGTCATGTCCTTGTTGCTGATCACCTTGCCGTTGTCGCCCGGTATCATGTACTGCTTACCGGTACTGGCCTGGTAAATCTCCGGCATGCCGCCTTCGCCGACCTGGTACATTCCGCCTGCACTCACCGGGCCGCCATTCTTGCGCTTGCCGAGCAGATTAGCGCCAATAACGCCCGCCACCGCGCCGAGACCGATCGCCGCCGCCGTACCCATCGAGGCTATTGAGGAAAGGATCGCCGCCGGGGTCCATGCCGCAGCAGTCGTTGCCGCCGCCGCTGTGCTGGTAGCAGTCTGTGTTGCCACTGCTGCCGTCTGCACTGCTGTCACCGTGCCGATAGCAGCCGTTTGTGCCGCTTGCCCCATGATGGCCGACTTCACCCACTCGATACCCATCTGGACGAACGAATTAACAACGCTGTTCAGGACCGTCATGCCTATACTGCGCATTGCGTCGCTGGCAGACATGCTGCCTGTGATGATTCCTGTCAGCGCGTTACTGGCAACCGAACCGAGTGAATCGAAAGCCGCAGCCGCTGCCTGTGTGGCCGCGTTCTGCTGCGCCCATTCTTCCCACATCGCCGCGTTACGCTGATCCCGATATTGCTGTTCGATAGCAGCGCGCGCCGCCTCAGCCTCTCCGATCTTCTGCGGGTAAAGTTGGGCGTATTGTTGGATATCAGCGATGTCTTTCTGATACTGGCTATCCAGTCCGGCAGTTTTGCTGGTTTTACCCTGGATAGTGCTGAACTTATTGGCAGCGTCAGTACGCTCCTTTTCTGCCTTGGCCTGGGCGCGCAATGCGTTGGCGTCATCCCAGGCTTTAGCCGCGTATTGCCCGGCCAGAATGACCTGTTCCTGCGTCGCAGCATTACCGAGAGACTGCTGTGCATTAAGTACGGCCTGCGCGCGAGATAATTCACCAGTACTGCCCGCTGACAGCTCGGCCTTCTGCCTCAGCTCGTCCAGTTTTTGATTAACCGTCTCCTGCGCTTTCGCGTACTGTTCAGCTTCTTTCTGAGCAGCAGACTTTCCGCCTTTCGTTTTGCTGCCGGCAGCTGAGCCGGACGTTTTAATCTCGATCGGCTTTGTGTTAGCCGCGGTCTGTGATGCTTTGGAAACAGCAGCCAGATCGCCAACCAGCATGGCGGCTTTATTGCTCAGCCCGGCCAGGGCTTTGTTTTGCGCCTCCCAGCCATCAAGTCCAAGCCAGGACCAGGTGCGCGCCCTGCGGTTAAACATCTCTGCTGTACTGTTCAGATCAGAGATCTGAGCATCTGCGGAAATAGCTTTGCCTGCCAATCTATCTAACGCTGCTGTTAACGAGTCGATTACCGTTACCATCCCTGAACTCGCACCAGTAGCCTGGTTAACTGAGTCGATCATCGACAGGAATGAGTTGGTCAGTGCGTTATTGGCTTGAGCCAGCGTACGAGGAAGTTTCTCGAACTCTGCATTTACTGAGCCGGTTTGTTTCTGGATGGCGTTCAGTGCGTCTTCAGCAGTCAGTTTCCCGTCCAGCATCAGCTGGCGAAGCTCTCCGACACTTACGCCCATCCCCGCGGCAATCTGACGCGCCAGTTCAGGCATTTGTTCAAGGATGGAGTTGAATTCCTCAGCCCGGATGGTGCCAGAGGAGATCGACTGGCCGAACTGACGAAGAGCATTAGCCATTTCCTCGGTGGATGATCCGCCGATGCGCCCGATTTTCTGAAGTGTCTCGGTGAGCTGGATGATCTGGCCGTTCGTCGCGCCGGTATCGCGCAACGCTGTGCTGAGGGTTTCCCACAGCTTCGCGGTGTCCTGCAATGAGCCGCCCGTTGCCGAGCTTATGCGCATCAAACCCTGCATTGTCTGGGTGGCGGCCGCGGCGCTGCCGGTTAACCTCTCGATCCTGGCCTGCATTTGAGACATGGCGTCAGCCGCTTCAAGGAAGCGCTTACCATAATCAACTACCTGAGATACGGCGATCGCGGAAGCTATTGCAGACAGCCCTGTCTTTAACCCAACAGAAGATTTTGCTGTCTGATTTTGCGCTTGTTTGAGGTCGTATAATTTCCCGGCAAGCTCACCAATTTCTTTTCTTTGAGCCGCAGTAGCAGATGAACCAGCCTGGAGCCTGGCAGATAACATTGCCGCACTTCTCGCGCCATTCTTCTGCTCTTCATTGAGAACTGCGATCTGCTGCGTAAGGCTCAGAGAAATTGAGCGCAATCTTGCCGCGTCATTGGCCTGCTGCGCCGCCTGCTTCGCTGCTTCAGACGATGCTTTTGCTGACGCATTTTGAGCAGATTTTAGGTCATAGAGCTGGCCGGCAAGCTGAGAAATGCGCGCCTTTTGCTCGTCAGTTGCCCCATTCCCCGCTTTCATTTGGGCAGACAGAATAGCTGCGCTGCGAGATCCCTCAATCATCTCAGCATTAAGGACGGACAACTCACCTTCAAGGGATGAGATTGCCGATTCTGATGCTCTGAAAGCAGCGGCACTATCACTATTCGCCTTGGCTGTATCGATCGCAGCCTGCTTTACGTCAAAAAGCTTTACCGCAAGGTTTCCAATCTCCCTGCTCTGCGCCTCTGACGCATCACCTGACGCTGCAATTTGAGCTGCGAGGGCGGCAGCGCTGCGGGCACCATTTTTATTTGCCTCTTCAAGAACTGCTATTTCGTTACCAAGCCGCTCCATGATTTTGGCTGCATTGCTCGCATCATCCGCAGCCCTTGCGATCGACTTGCCAGATTTATCAGCAGATTTTTCAAGCCCGGAAAAGTTATCGGCGGCTTTACCTGCGCCATCACCCATTCCGTCAAGCGACTCAATGGCTTGCCGGCCAGCCTGAAGTAAGGGAGCTATATCAGCGCTTACTGTATAGACGATGCTGCCGGCGTCTTTCTCACCTGCCATGTCATTCTCCGGTTATTGCTTTGCTTTTGCCCTACGTGCGGCCTGTTTAGCCAGGTACTCGTCGGCGATGCTGTCGTACTCTTCGCGTGTGAAGCCTTTCTGATCCGGGTATTTCGCAGTCAGCAGCATCTGAAATTCGGTCATCGTTAACTGGGCGGCTTCGGCGCGATTCATGCCGAAGTGACTGCGTGCAGCGCTGATGTAGTCGAAGGCTTTAAATTCTGTTGTGCGCTCGCCAGTCTCGTGGCGCTGCAGCTGGCGAACCCTTGCCTTTCCAACGACACCGTGCTGCATGAGATGCTGAGCCAGTACGATGATGTCGTTCTTCGGCATCTGGCCCGGGCGATAGACGACGCAGTGCCGCCACCCTTTCCACTCGCCGATCATTGGCGTCAGGTCGTCCTCGCAGCATGCCTGCAGCACCAGCATGCACGTCGATAAAAGCTTTTCAGAAGCACGGTTAAAAGAAGAAGACAGCCATTCAGGAAAGCGCCCCAGCGTGCCAGCGCACACCTCAATCAACTGAGCAACGTCATTGCCGTGTATGGTGGCGTACGTCTGGACAATCTCTTCCGGCGTGCCGATCCTGGTCATAGCCTCGAATGAAGGCCTGAGCAGGTAGTCTTTCCCGCCTTCGCGGCTGTCGCTGACAGAGATTTCACCAATATCGGTTAAAGCGGTCATAGGCCTTCCAGTAAACGGTCATTATCAAGGGCAGCACGCCGCCCTTTGGAATGTCCGTTAGGTAACGGTAACCGTATGCACGGCCACAAAGTTGCCGTCTTCGGTGTTGATGATGATCTGCGCGCTGCCTGTGGCGACGCGATTCACCGTGACGGTGGTGCCGGATGCTGTAGCAGTGGCTTTGGTTGGATCGGTTGATGCAACGGTGAAGTCTTTATTGGTTGCGCCGGTTGGTGCGATATTCACCGTGAAGGTGCTGGTACCGCCAGCCGCGCCGGTGCTGGTTGCCGGGGTTACAGTTACGCCAGTCACCGCAACCGCAGTCAGTTCGTTCACTTCGATGGTGGTTGCATCGCCGACTTTGAACTCGGTGGAGAACGTGACGATGTCGTTGGTACCGCCGTCAGAGCTCAGCGCCGTGATGTTCATGTAGCCGACGAATTCGACCGGGCCGTAGTCCATGCGCACCCAGATCCCAGGCTGGCGCTTGGCCTTCAGCTCGTCAGCGAAATACTTGATGAACTTGCCAACGCCGTACTGATCCAGTTTGTCCTTCTTGCGAACTTCGCCTTCAAAGCTCAGGGTGAAGTCACTGTTGGTGATGATGGTCTCGACATAGCCGCCGCCGTCATCCGCATCAGAGGTAACCGAGTTCGGGTTGAAGTCGAAGCCCTTCGACGTACCAGCGGCCAGCGCCATCCACTCACCTTCGAGTGGTTTGACGTCCGGGCAGCCATCGGCGACTTCCAGCACGACCGCACCGCCGAACAGGCGCTCGTTCGAGTTCTGGCAATTAGCCATGTGAAACTCCTCTTTGACGTATAAAAGAAAACCCGCCGGAGCGGGTTATTTGGTTGGGATGGCTATTCGCCGTAAGTGCAGGCGAACTGGAGCCGGAAGACTATTCGCCCTTCTTCTGTGAGCACCGGCGCTGGAATTGCGCCCATGTTCTGGATGTAGCCGACGCACTCGTCAGCCATGGGGTTGTCCTGCACGTAATCGACGATGCGCTGCACGGCATTGAGTGCGTCCTTGCGCTTATCTTTTGCGCCGACGACGTCAACCAGGACGTGATACTCGGATCCGAGATTGGTGCGGATATTCGAACCGCCGTTAGGCCTGAAGACCATCACGGCCTCGGCCAACTTCCCCGGGTCGTCGTACATCAGCTGCTGCACCGTGAAACCGGTAGTTAGCCCGGCGTCGCCGAACATGTTGCGCACCCGCTCATGCATCATGGGTGTCATAGCGAAAGCTCCTTGCGTATCACCGCATCAACATTATCGCGCTCATCATTTGCGCCTTTGGTCAGGAATTGCGGTTCACCATGCGGATCCCAGTAGTTGCCCTTTCCGGTGCCGCCGCCGAACTCTTTCGGTTTCTGCGGGCCGAACTCAGACCGGTTACTGGTCACGCCGAAGTGCGCACGCGGCTGGCCTTTCAGCTTGCCTGACGCTTCGTGCACGTACGCGGCATAGTTGGCTGAGTAACCGATGCGCCCGGTGATGAGCACCCCGCCAGCGTCGATTTCGCGGAACTGGCTATTAATCAGAGTTGAGGTGTCGATCGGGGTGTAATATGCCGCCCGGGTGCCGATAAGCATCATCGCCGACTGCAACGCGCGAATTACCTTACGGCCCTTAACGTCGTTGATGACATCGTTCAGGTGCTTCTTCGCCTGGCTGATGCCCTTCACTTTTATGCCCATGGCTACACTCCCGTCAGGATGGCGTAGTCATCCACCAAGCGCTCGAACGTGTCGGCGTAGCGGATAACCTGCCGCACCTCGTCGGCACCGGCCACAACCGGGTCCGCTTCGGTCGAAACGCCAATCAGCAGATAATCACCCGCGGCCGCCAGCGCAAACTCCGTCCAGACGGTATTCTTCACGACTATTTCAGCGCCCAGGCTGGCTAACTTCTTGCTGAGGCCGCCCTCGTAATCGCAGAGGATTTGCTCAGGTTCGGCATAGCCCAGCGGGTCGCCGTATTCGTCATTGCCTTCCAGTTTGCGCCAGATAGTCGCCGTGGCTGTGTAAGACCAGTTTGCAACGCTGCTCATAGCGTGAAGACCTCGACCTTCTCAACGATTTTGAAATCAGCGAGAGGCTGTATCAGCCCTGACTGACTGACGAGGCGCTTAGCATCAGCCTGCTCCAGAAAGTCAGCTTTAGCTTTCTCGTAAGTTTCAGCATGGCGGCCAATAAACTTAACGCCGGAGTCGTTTATCCAGATGAACAGCGACCAGTTGTCTTCGCATTTAAACGCATGCACTTCATATCGTTCAGCCATCTTTCCACCTCAGCACCTTCGCGCCGGTCGCCCGGATGCGCTCACAGTTGATATGCCACTCGCCGTCCGATTTCACGTAGCCGGTAGTCTCCCGCCCGGTGTCGGTCATCACCCATACGCGGGTAAACGAACGCGGCAGGCCTTGCTTAACTGATTTGTACGTCATCAGCAGCCCCCGACCACCATGAACAGGCCGACACTATTACCAGCGCTGACCGGTAACTCACCGGTGCATCCGCTGGTATCGAGACAGGCCAACGAGTCGCGCAGCCAGGTAATGCTGTCGTCACCATATTCAAACGAGCGGGACGCGCCAGACGGCGCCCCCTGCGATTTGATGCGGCGCGCGCCGGACGAAGTAGCCATAAGCGCGGCGGCGTACATCAGGATCAGCTTCGCGGTGCAGTCGTCATACCCTGCGCCATCGAGGCACGGGATGATCTTGTTTACCACGCAGAGGATCGGATCCAGCAGCGCGCCCGGGATGGAGTAACCCAATTCACCGAGGAACGCCTGCACGTCTGCCGCTGTGATTGGGTCAGCCATGGTTATTTCGCCTTCTTGATTGCTTCCGCCAATGCTGCTTCGGCTTCGTCAGCGCGTTTGGTTTCTGCTGCCAGTGCGTCGGCGTGAGCCTTGTCTTTAGCTTCACCATCGGCGATTAGCTTTTGGTTCTGCTCCAGTGCGTCGGCGAGTTGCTTTTGAAGGGCCGTCAGATCTGCCGCAGGAGCGGAAGGAGTAGCCACTTCGAATGTCAGCTTTTCGCCTTTCTTCTTGTCGGTCTCCTTTGCCTTGCCAGTGTCGATCCAACGTTTTGCCGTTGCATCGTCTACCTCTACCACCGAACCAACCTCCAGTTTGCGGAGGTTGGCACCGGCATAGAGATTGTCTGTAATGATTTCTACCAGTGCCATGTCTTACCCCTTAGCTTGATGCGTAGATGACGGATTTCTTGCTGTTGATGTCGGTCTTAACCATCAGGCCAGCAGCACCCCATGTACGCCAGATGTAATCGCTGTTGTAGAACGGACGCGGGTCGGCAACGGTGCCGAACGCCTGGCCTACAATTGGAGCAATCACGCCAGCTGTCAGCGGAACAATCAGGATCTGGTTACCTGTCAATTGAGCATCTTCTTTAATCGCGGCAATACCGGACAGTTTCAGAAGCTCTTGCAGGATGGTGTCAGACTGGTAGTTGTCGCTGAAATAGCGCTCCAGGTTTGAAATGATGGCGCTCGACACATACCAGGTCTGCTCTGCGTACTGATTGTTGGTCAGCTTAAGAGTGTCGCGCAGCTTAATCGCCGCATTGCGGATCTGCTCTGCCGTAGCGGAGGCGCTGGTAAAGTCGATATTCAGACCAGATGCACCCAAATCAACCAGAGCAACACGCTCGTCGTTCTTCAGGCCTTTCCAGGTCTTATCATCAAACTTGATGTAGTTTCCTTCCGCGTCACGATAGCCGTTGTAGATGTAATCCACATACTGGCGACGGACTTCGTTGGTGGACTCGAATTGAGCATCAGAGATGATGTCGAACGCATCCGGGTTGTTCAGGCGAGGCTCACGCCAGTGGAATTTGAAGCCAGTATCGTGCACCGGAACCATCGTGCCGTCGTACTGGTACTGCACCGCATCCAACGCCGCGCCGATCTGGCCTGACATAGAGGTGTGAGCCCACATGCGGCCGCCGGACTTAGCGTATTCGTACACGGCCTGGTTGATGCGCACCGAGCGAGACAGTGGCATCAGGTCGTTGAACAGTGTGAACTCAGTGTTCGGCTGGAATTGACGCAGCACGGTCTGGTCAAATGCCTTATACAGATCAGCAGGTGAGCGAACGGCGTTGATGCCATTCAGCTGATTAACTGCATTCAGGCGATCAGCCATTTCCTGCATTACGTTAATGCCCTGATGGTTCAAAGCGGCATTACGCTCCTGCGTCAGCATACCAAACTGGTACTGGTTCACGTCCAGGTTGCCGGTCTTTTCGCCCAGCGATTTAGAATAAACAAGCATTCAGTGACTCCTTACTTAATCACTACGCGAATGAGGTCGCCAGCAGCGGCGGTGATTGAGCGCTCTTCGTCGCAATAGCAGCGATCTGATTCGCCAGTGGCCCATTTCTTCACCTGGCCGTTGACGATTGAGAGAGCGTCGCCTTTTTTGTAGGTACCGGCGGCAGCGCGGACGTTCAGTAACATGCCAGGCAGTGGATGGATCCCCACCAGCAGATCGTCGACAGCAAACGTGTCATCTACCGTCTTGCAGCGCAGATAGTCGAAGTCAGCGACATAGATAATCGCTGTTTCGCTACCATCTACCGACACCTTGAAGACGCCAGCATCGAAGAAGCCCAGAGTGCCGGGCTTGACCGCGGTGGCGCGGCCTTCACGGTTGAGCAGCGGATTAGGGAATACGCCACCGGCGTGAATTACGTGTTTTCCGTCTTTAGCCATTTTTTACTCCGGCATTTCGCTGACTGTTTGGGTGTTGGTAGCCTGGTTGCGGAATGCACCGTTCAGGCCGAAAGAGGTCTGGCACTTGGCGTACATAGCGTCGAGCGCCTTGCCGTCCAGATCTGCGACTTCTTCATCGCTCATGTTCATCGCCAGTTTCACAGCCGCGCGCTTTTCGCCTTTCTCTTTGTCGGCGTTCGCGTTCAGGCTGTTGAAAACGACGTCCACGCGATCGGCTAGTGTTTTCGCCCACGCTGGCATCTCTTCGTTATTTGTAGCCTGCTCTTTTTTCTTGGGCTTGCCGGTTGCCGGGTCGATTTCTTCGTCGCCATTTTTCTTGGCGGCGGCTTCGTCGGCCTTCATCTGGTTGTATGCGTCCATCAGCTCGGCGTCGGACTTGCCTTCGGTCGGCTTACCAGCGGCTTGCAGCGCATTGATAATCAGCTCTTTCATCGGATCGTTCTCTCCGTTGGTTTTAATCTCGTACTCAGGTTGTTTGCGCACGACTTCTACAGGTTCGCCGACGAATTGGGCCTTGCCGTCATCGTCGATGATGTACTTCTGTTTGAAATAACGGGAATCATCCCGGTATACGAAGGTGTCAGGCCATACCGACTCTGGCCAAAGCCAGTTGTCATCAGATCGACCCTCTCGCAGCTTTTCACTGATTGCGCGCTGGATGTCGTCGAAGGAAAAGTTGGAGGCATTGGTAAAGAAGAATTTGGTTTTGTTGATCAGGCCATCGCGGGTGCAGTCGATTCCGTCAGCCAGGCGGGCAACTTCGATCTGCTGCTCATCACCTTCTGAGTTAACGAAGATGCCAACGCCCTCCTCCGGCGTTCCGGCACCTGGCTCATCAAGCAGCACAGCCACATGGTCAAACATCATGTTTGTGGCGATTTCGTTGTACTTTTTCCCCTTCGACTCGCCGTTGGCTGCTATGCCGGAATACAGCAGGCCGGTGGAGATGTGGATCGGGTCGGAGTTGGTGCCGGCCAGCATCTCATCCAGGCGGTTAATCAGCCGCTTACCCTTCTCGCTCGACTCGGCGTAATGGCGGTTAACGTACATGTCGCCCGTCACTTTGCCGTCTTTGTGGCTGACGTTCTGTAACCAGGCCCCGACGTGGTACTCGTTCACCGCCCGGACATCGCGCGCCGACACATGCTTGCCGTCCACTTTTGGGTGGCCCAGCGGCATCGGGTTACGCTCGAGCGTGTTGTAGGCCTTTTCGATTTCTGCTGCCGGGTACAACTTCCGGTTCATCACGATATCGTCCACGACAGGCGTGATGCCGCGAACCACGATATGTGGCTTGCCGTCGATAGTTTCAGTGGTGATGTTTGAAGCGGAGTTGACGACGGTCAGCACGTTAACGCGATTGCGTTTCATGCTGGGTCCTCATTGGTGGATTTCAGGCAATAAAAAAGGCCGCCATAGCGACCTGTAATTTATTTGATTTCAATAAAACCTGGCGGATGTGGCAGCGAATCTAACGTGTCAGCATGAATGAATGATGGCGTTGGTGATGTAATAGCAGGCTCACCATGTCCACCACCGGATGTTTCATTATTCATGACAACCAAGATTTCACCATCGTCGCTTTTCGCTCTGAAGTTTTTAGTGATTTCTACAATATCACCCTCTTCATTTACCCACTCGCCAATCGGCCAGTAGACGCTGCGCCACTTAACTTTCATGCCGGACACTGGAGCAACTACCATCGCGATATCCTCAATGAGAAAACTGCGAATAAATATACATCACGCAGCCTCCTTAGTGGTCCATTGCTTTCTCTCTTTATTCAGCTTATCCGCCAGCCCTTCGTTGAAGATGCTGCCGTGGTCGTTAAGCAGCACCGGAATCTGGCTGCAATAGCAGTTGTACCGGTTGCCGTTCTCAGCGTAGAAGTCCCTAACCTCTTCCGTGGTGTAGACCTTTCCGTGTCGGCTGGCGTGCCAGGTGCGCGTCGTTGGCTTTAGCGCTGACAGCCACAGCAAGCCGGTGTTCAGCCCAAGACGGTCAGCGGCCCAGTCCGTTTCGTTCCATTGTGCCTGCCGCAGCGCACCGACCTGCTCAGTCTGAGCGATGGTCTTTGCCTTCGACATCGACACATCGAGGCGCTTGCTGATGACGCTGGCCGTCTCGCGAGGATTCACCCCGCGCGCTACCGCATCGGTGATTATGTTGGTCAGGTCGCCGCGGGCAGTGTCGCTGATAACCTTCCAGTCGCTGAACGTTGTCAGCCTGGCCGCCGCAATCTGGTTCAGGTAGCCCGGGCTGCTTAAAAGCTGCTGTAGCGTCGTCTGGCTGGCGTACACCTGCGACTGAACCGACAGGTTGGTGAAGGCGTTTAGCGTGCCGCGGTCATATTCCGCAATGACGTAGTCCATCGCCCACAGGTTCTGACTGCCGCCTTCAAGAAGCTCATCATCCAGAATCGACTGCACCACCTGGAGCAGGTCGGCCAGTTGAGCAGCTGTCATGTCATAGATGAACTTACCGGCATTGACCTGATACAGCGAAGGCTCTGCACCTTCGTTGTTGCACATCATCCATGACCGCTGTGCGTTCGCCTCTCGCTGCTGTCCTGTCAGCCTTTGGTCAAAGAGTGCCTTCAGCCTGCGCTTAATGTTCAGATACCGATCTTCGATAACGTTGAACATCCGACTGACCTGCCGCGATGATTGCGTCGGGTCAGCTTTATTGCGCGGTACGATTGGCGTCCCGATTCTGGTTTGCGCTGTCATCATCATCTGTCAGCGGATCCTTATCGGTTTGCTTTACATCAGGGTTAGGTGGCGACACGACCTTGCGAGGCTCCAGCTCACCGACTGCGCGGATTTCGTTTTCATCCACCGCCGGAGTGCCGTATGCCTGCTGTGTGTCTTTCGCCACGACGGCCATTGCCTGCATGTTGGCAATCTTCTCTTTTTCGCTCGGCGCGAGCAGATCAGACCATGCCAGCGTGACCTCTCCGGATGATGGCGGGTCAATTACTCCTACGGTCCAAAAGCGCTCAAGCACACTCTCTACAATCGTTGACTGGAATCCCCAGCGGCGGCCGTTACAGCGCTTCGCCCAGTCTGTTTTGTCCTCATCGGAGGCAAGGCGCCCCGTCTGTTGACCAAACAGTATGGTGAACGGGCACTGAATCGAAGATGCAAACTCGTTGGCGGCCACTGTCCAAGTCGGGGATGGGTCTGCCGCCGCAACGGAGAGAACAGACGGCGTGCCGGCCTGCATAACCAGTGCCGCATCCGTGCCACGGTTCATCTTGGCGACTTTGTCGTTAAGTGCCTCGCCCAGGTCTTTGTAGCCAGATTCTGTGGCTTGCTTTGACAGGTTCGCAATGTTGGTTTCTTTGTCGAACGCAATCCCGAGCTGGCGACTTGCATTCTTCAGGAACCCCTCGGCACTACCGCCAGATACCTTTTCAAGGTCGAGCAGTTTGTTGTAGCCCGCGCGCAGGAAAGGTACGCCAGACAGCATATTTTCGTCTTCAGAGCCTTCGCAGAGGATGATGATTCGCTCGGGGTGTACGGTAACGCCGCGCACCGGGCCGTACGTACCATCGTCACCTACGGGCTGCTCGTTGAAGTTGTACGAAACTGGCTGGCCGTACGTTTCTGAAAGCGTGTCGGTATCGAAGTTGCTTGGCTTGATCTGCGATTCCCACGCGGGGATTAGCTTAACGATAGGTCCGCTACCGATATTTCGCAGGGATTTAACCTTCGCCCGGTCTACCGGTTCACTCCATTCCCTTCCGTCGCGGAACTGAATGAGCAATGCCGAGTACCGGCCAACGAGATTGCGGCGATCCGCATCCTTAATTTTCGGCCAGTGCTTCTTCAGCAGCTTAGTGGCTGACTTCTCCCAGTCCGTTGTCTCGGTTGACTCCTTACCGTCGTCGCCGTCGATGATCGTCGGGTTATCAACCCAGCACGAATCGAGAAGCTTATGGACTGCGGCAAACGCCACCGCGTTGCGCTCGTAGGCCCGATAGTAGCGGTCGAACTCGAGACTGTTTGGATAGCCGAACTCATCCCACAACTTCGTGCGTTTGGTATTTCCCGGCTGGCCTGCGTACAGCATGCGCTGCCGCCCGATAGCATCAGCAAGGGCATTAACGAGGAATGAAACCTCGCCTTGTTGTTCACTCACTGATGAGCTCCTTAGAAGAATACTGCGCCGACCTGCTTGTGGTTGTTCTTCGCTACTGCAAAGTAACGGAAGCTGTCAGCACCGTGTGATGTGAAGTCATGAAGCGGTTTGTCTTTCCAACAACCGCGCTTGTCGTCCCACTCCTTGCGGTAGCCTTCGAGGTGAGATATGCCCTCGGCACATTTCTCCTCATCGAAGACGCAGGACGGGAGAATTTCACGCACAGATTCAATGCCGGTATCGACACCCGTTTTCGGAACAACATTGAACGTCATCGAGTAAACCTGGCCGTCAATTTCATAGCCTTCCTGCGCGAGTTCTTTACGCGATTTGGCATCAGCGCCGAATTCACGGTTCTCAATGTCGTGCGGCCCCCAGTGCTCGCCATATTCATAGCCGCGGTCTTTCAGCACCTTCATGTAGTGCCTCAACCCCTCGCCGGAGTTTTCGTAGTAGTCGATGATGTGGAACTCTTCGCCAACCTCACGAACGAACCAGATAGCCGTGGAGTCGCCCACACCGATATCCCAGAATGTATGAACTGGCAGATGTGAGTTATCCGGGATTTGCCCTATCCGCTTGTTGATATAGAGCCAACGGAACTGCTTGGCGTAGTACGCGCCCTCGACCGACTGCTGGAACGCCTCGGCCGGAATGGTCGGGTATTCGCGCTTCATGTCTTCGCCGAGCGTTTTCTCTTTAGCGTAGTACCAGGCTTTCTGGCGATCATTGACGACTACGCCGTGCTTCGACTCCATTTCAGCGAAGTACTCAAGCAGGCGCACCGGCAGAGACTCTACCGGGTCGATTGCGTACTGCGGGTTCTTCCACCAGGAGAAGAAGAAAAACTTCCAGTCCAGCGCGGATAAGGGCTTGCCCTGTAGCAACGCTTTCTCTGCCGTCTGGCAGTAATCAAAGAAGTAACCCGCCCGCCCCTCTGCCGTGCTCTCGATAGTAGCGAAGCATCCCGTCGATACCGCCTCAAACGCACCAGTGACGATCTCACGGGCTTTGTCCGGATACTTGGCGCATATCTTTCCAAACTCTGAAACGTGAAGGTAGCGCAGCGTACCACCACGAAACGACGTGCTGACGTATAGCGAGCCGCCCTTCTTAAAGACCAGCTCACCAGACGAGTCATTGCTCGCCGGGTTGGCCGCCTTTATCTCTGCTGGCAGCTTGTCGTATGCGTACTTCACCTTTTCGCGGAACAGGCGCTTTGCGTCATTCAGCGTATGGGCGATCAGCGCGCATTTAGCCGACTCGAACAGGGCTGCGTCGAGCTGGATGATGCACACCTCAGTTGTGAAACCGAGCTGACGAGCTTTCAGGATGATGTTACGGGTGTGGATCCCCTCGAAGTATTCCCGCTGCTCGGGCGTCATCCTGAACCGCGTCGGTTTTCCCTCTTTGTCGGTGATCCAGTAAAGATTATTCAGCCGCCAGTCTTTGTCGGACAGCAGCTTGATGTGCTCAGGTTTCATTACGCCCCCTGAGACAGTGAATCCATCAGGTCAGAGATTGAATCGACAACGTGCTCGGTTTTCACCTGCTCACGGAATGCCTGAACGTCGATGTGCTTACCAATCAACTCGAGGTTCTTCACCTTGTCAGGCCACTTAACTTTCTTGAGTAGCGCCGCGGTATTTCCCTCGGCTGACATCTCAACTACATCCAGCCCGGACAATGTCGTCCTCCAGACCTTCGGCCACTGAGACACCGGCTTCAACTCACCGGTGGATGTCAGGATGTCGAGCACGTCCATCTGGTCAATTTCGACAAGACGATTCAGGACGTATGTCGCATTTATGCAAACCAGATCATTGCGCTGCTCTTTAAGTTCGGCAATTCTGGACTGGATGTCAGGTTTTGACAGGTTTTCGGACGCAGTGCGGTTAGCTGTCTTTGCGCTGTACCCCGCCCGAATAGCCGCTTGCGTGGCGTTTAAATCGATGAGGTACTCGCGACAGAACATTTCTTGTTTGTCGGTGAGTGCCATTATTGTCTCTTTTGAAAAAGGATGTTTTATGACCAGCAATGCACGTAAACCAAAATTCAAAATTGGTGATATTGTTTATTTGGTTACTGGCAGTCCGAGTATGTCAGTCGCTGAGCCGCTGATTGAATACAAAGCTGGTAGCAATGAGTTCCGTGGTAACTATAAATGCCAATGGTTTGCAGGAAAGAAACTTGAGCATGGAAATTTCCCTGAAGAATCATTGACCACAACAAACCCAAAGCAATAAGCCCAAACGCGCAGAAGCTGTCTGTCGATCAGGTTTCAGAGTGGATGATGCTGAAACTTCAAACGGAAGGGTGCCTATATCAACAAGACGTTGTTGATTATCTCGTTAAAGAAAATAACGAGCTGCATCTCAAGGAAAATGCGGATGGCAACCAAGCATTATCAACCAAAGTGATTAATAAGTTTCGAGTTGATAGCGGGGAAGATGTCGTTTGGGTTAAGCCAGACAAATACTGGCGATACCGCGTACCTGAAGACGAAGAAGGTCGAGAGGCACGCGGTTAACAATTAGGGCGATCATTCGCCCTTCTCTTCATAACTATCAGTCATAGGTGTGAACTCCACGCGCTTTACGTCGCCAGGAGCGAAATACAGCCACTGTCCCGTTTCCGTCGCCAGCGGCACAAAGCCATTAACCAACTCTGGCTGACGTCGTGACATCTTGCCCGTGAAGGTTTCGCCTGTTTGGGTGGTTAGCGTGATTTGGTAGATGTCGGACATTGAGAGCCTCTTTATCCGCTTATGGGGATATAGCTATTACGATGGGTATACCCATGGTGATGCCAACAAAAAACCGCCCGGAGGCGGTTATTAATACCTAATGTATGGATTAAATATGGTCGGGTTGATTTGTATGAGTTCTTTCATTCTGTCTTGGATAACTTGATCTGCCTCATTTTCACCCAGCCACCTTCTTACTGCATCTAACATATCATGGCAGAAAATATCTACTTGCAACTGTAGCCTGTCGCCAAGGAAATTCTTATGGATTGGGCCCCTGCCAGGTATTGGGGGTGTGAAGTTAAACTTCATCATCCTTTTTTTGCTTTCGGCATCCATCCCGGCATGCAAACATGAACATCTGTAGAGCCAAAAATCTTCTGCATAAAAGTTACATTCTTCGAATTTCGAACCAATGTAATTGTGTTCAATGTATCGGGTTACCCAGTCCTTATACCAGTGACCAATTTCCCCTCGACCGATAACTGGTCTCTCAACGCTACGGCAAATGTCCGGCATTGCAAGAGCCATAAATAAAGCGGAAAGCCAATTTTCAGTTTCTAATGATGCTTGAATAGAGGCTATAAAATTATCCATTAAATCACCATATCAGTTCGCCTAGGTGAACACTTATATCATTATCGAAGCCCCTCAGTGAAGAGCTTCTGTAATGCCGCTATTTGCCGACGCAATTCTGCGTTGGCTACCCTGCTTTCGCTTCCATCAGCGTGACCATGTCAGGGTCCATCTGGCTGACGATCCGCTCACGAGCGCAATTGAGAAGGTTCTTGCGACCACCGACGCCCCACTTATTCATTGCCCGGGCACATGCGCTGACCTCTTTGGTCTCATTGGCGATCAGCAGGTCAAGCCGATTCAGACGAGACATATTGGTGATGCCGTTAAGTACCGCCTCCCGGAATGTTTCATAAACGCGGATTTCAAATTCAGGCCTAATCCATGCCGCATAGCGAATAGCTAACAACTCGGCAGCCCAGACGCCTTGGTTAACACCACCATTCACAATGTTAAGTGATTGATTTTCTTCCAGACGACATTTTTGTCCTCTGGAATCCAGTGCAGAAACAAAGCGCTTTACCGCCGCACTTCGTATGAATTTATTCGGCCTCTGTGATTCTGTCGCCTCACCATTGGCAACGGCTGCTGCATGCAGATCGTTCAGGTTATATCTCCCTGCGGAGTCAACCCGGACAGAAATGCCGTAGACATTCACGGTTTGTTTCGTCATGTCGGTAATTACCTTTTAGTGATGAACCTTGTCTCACAGGAAATCCGGCCCTCAGAGGCTCCGACAGCCAGCCGGCATCCTCAAGGGTCATCCTGAAAGGTTCTGAGTGGTGAAGTGCGCGTGAGATGCGCGGTGAAATTCAGATACAAAAAAGCCCCGCCGATGCGAGGCTCTGTGATTCTGCTACGGTTAAAGTCCAGAGGAGAGACTGTGTCAGAACCTCAGGGATGAGGCTCTATTTCCCCTGGGTCTGCTTATCCCATTCCTCGCGGAACTTGGATGGGTTGTCGAAACCTTCACTGCACTGGTTGATTTTCATCATTTCGCCCTTTCTCAATTTTGCGAATTGCTGCCCGGTCGATGTTGCACTGCCCGACGATCCCGTAAAGTGTCGCGTTCATCGAAACACTGTCACCGTATGAGGGATTGTCTGGCAGATCAGGCACATCAATTCGCGACGTCAGATCCGCCGGTAGGTTCAGGACCGGCTGCTTTATCACCCGGTATTCCACGGGCGGCTTCTGCTGCTGCGCGCAACCGCTCAACAGCGGCATCAGGAACAGGAGCAGCAGCGCACTTATCTGCCGCCAGGTAGCGCTTAATCTCGCTCTGTAGCATTCGGTTCTGCTTGGCCGATTCAGCCCTTTGCTCAGCGACCTCAGACATGACCACGTTTTGCCTGTTAACTGCGCCAGCAAGCTCTTTAACGCTCCCCGCCAGATCGTCATTTTTAGCCCTCAGGTCGTTGATCTGCACATCCTTGCTGTCGTTAAGCTGTGTCAGCCTGTCATTCGTCGCCGTCAACTGATGATTGCGGGCATTTAGCCCCCACAGGCAGATAGCGACAAGGATGATGAACGCGCAAGGAATGAGAATGTGCGCATTGTTTTTGAAAATGCGGAATAAACTGATTAACCCGAACATAAAACCCCCTTAGCTTTAGTCAAGCGGGCTTTCCTGTCCTCCAGTCCGTTGATACCACCGTTGATGATTCTGGTGATGCGGCTAACATCATCTGAGTCAGCGATAGCGTTAAGTCCGTGATTGCTCCACCAGGCAGCTGCGGATTCAGCAGCATATTGAGGCTGAGTAAGTAGTTCCGGGCTCTTCACGATATCAACGCCAAGCTGCTTCACCAGCGCGGCGTAATTCGCTTTCCCCGTCACCTGAATCAGGCCGCGCCCGCGGTAACGATATCCATCACCACTGTTGCGATCGCCGTTCCCGTTCCGGTTGGCGTAGATGATGCTGCCAATCATTTTCTGGTCGGCCGGATGAGCATTCTGGCCGGAATCAACACGACCATATCTGAAAGCATCTTCCTGGCTGATTCGATTGCCGAACATCGCCAGCAATGCGCCGTAGCGGTAATTAAGGCTCTCTTCCACATGCACGAAGCCAGATGATTCATGCCCCACCTGCGCGAGGAAGTGCGCCTGCCTTAACGGTGTGCTTATGTCGTGCTTCTGCATTGCTGCCAGCACGACAGGAAACCACTTCCCGGCCAGTGCCGCACTGGTGCCCGTTGCTTGCTGGAATTTACTGAGGGTCAGCATTTGCTTTGTCTCCCGGTTCATTCAGGCCAAGGCGACGGCGCGCATAGGCGAAAAGTGAATCCACCCCCACATACCCGACGCCAGCCGAGATCGGCCAGCAAAGCTCAGGGGGGAAATTCCAGTTGAAGATTGCCCATATAGCCGTGAGCGTCGGCTGAGCGAAGAAGCAAAGGATCCCGCACATCGTTGCGCCGGCGATCCGGTCTTTCCACTTTGATTTCGCGCCGCGCGAGGTAGCGAGTATCGACATGACAAAAGCCAGTACCGAATAGCCAGCTTCGTTTTTGTGGTTTACAAGCCACGCAAGCATCACCGCCCAGGTATCTGGTCTGTCTTGCATAGTGGTTTTCTTCATGTTCGCACCTGCTTGGTGCTGGTTGATTAGGTCAGGCCCTCGGGACGATTTAACAAGTAGGCGTGTCGATGATGGTTCCCGGAGCCTGGAATAAAAAACCCGGCGACAGGCCGGGAAGATGAGGGTAAGGCAATGTCGGCTCTCTGGCCGAAGGGTCCCAGGTAGTGGGTTCTGTGTGCGGCGTACCGCAAATAAAAAAGCCCAAGGCGTTGACCTCGGGCTTGAATTCTTTATGTCGACAATCGAAGCTTTGGCGACGATATCAGATTTACATGAAATATATGCGTTTCAATCCAGTTTTGCAAGACTTGAGTCTAAATTTGTCGCCTTTTGTTGTGAACGTGATCGCGTAACCTGCAACAAAGCTCCGCTATCCAGGCGCAGGAAGAGGCGCCTCATCTCCACCCAGCGGTCCGTAAACGTCTCTGACCAGTTCTTTGGTGTTACGCCCACCAGCGACGCCAGCGCCTGGTATTCGTACGTCTCACGGCCAGACAACTCTGCTTTCACGTCCTGCGCCGCCAGCCATATCAGTTTCTTCAGGCGCTCCATCGTCTTGCCGGCCACCTTCTTCGTGCCGAGCTGTTCCCGGAACTCTGACCAGGCCCATTGGGTGATCGCCACCTGGTACTCAAAGCGGATATTTTCGCTGTAGTTCCACAGCAGCCATGCTTTCTGGTGCTCCTCAAGTGACATCAGGGCCCGGCGCCATGAAGCGGTACAGAACTCAACATGATTGACCAGAGGGATATGGGAGCCTTTTGCGCGTGACTGTTTGCCCGGGATAGGCGGGTTATCCAGGGTAACCATTTCGCCGGTCACCTCATCCATCACGCGCGGTTTTTTGCGCTTAAAGGTCTTGGTATCGAACTGGGCATTTTCCAGCCAGGCCAACAACTGACCTTTGGTGGCACCACTCAGATCTGCGGTCGCCACAATGAGCTGCTGACGTACGTATTCCAGTTGCTGACTGTTCATGCGGTTTCCTTCTGTGGCTGGTTTGTTTTGGTCTGGCTGTGGTTTGCTACTGGCGGCATGCTGGCGCGCTTAACGCTTTCTGCCTGGTACCGGAGGAAGTCGGTAAGGTTCATGCGGCCTCCTGTCGGCGGGCCCGGCGTTTTTCCAGTGCGCGGGCTTTGCGTGTGAAAATGGATTTGATGCGCTGCAGGTATGGGATGTCGAACCGGCGGACAGAGTTATCGTTGTTTATCGCCTCGACTTTTTCGGCACCGATGCGCTCAATAAGGCCCTGTTCAAATGCCTTTTGCGCGCCGTCGCGATCCCGGTTGCAATAGACACACTGGGCTGCGGTATTGTGAAGGTTGAAAGCGAGGTGCGCCGCTGCGCCGCGGGTGCGGTAGTGGCCGCAGTCCATGGTTCCGCCAAACTTCTGCTCCGGCAGCCTGCCGCAGCTGATGCACGGCTTACCAGCATCCCTCATGCGGACGTACCGATTGAAAGCCGCCTGCGCTTCAGCTCTCCACTGCGGTTTCGTTTTTAGCGCCACTTTTCTTGCTTTCAGATCCCGGCGCTCCGCGCGCTCTTTCTCTTTGCGTTCCTTAATGCGTTTAGCCGCGGCTTTCACCTTCTCCTTTTCGCGTTCTTCGATAGCGAGGATTGCGCCGTGCTCCGGGCAGCACCAGCGGATCCGGATATCGTGGAATTTCGGCACGAAGTATTCACCGCATACTTTGCACTTACGGAGTGATGGTTTACGCATGCTTCCTCCTCGCCGCGAGACGCAGCCATTTCTGATCCACCAGGCGGGCGGTGTAGTCTTTCATAGTCGGGATGTCGGACGGCTTAACCGCGGGCTTAGGCTGGCGGCGCGCCGGAACGCGGAAGATTTCGTTTGTGATGACGCGAGAAAGTGGAGTAGACATCATGCCTCCTGCTTATCGCGCAGCTGCTGGTACTCGCAGCTCTGCGGAATGGTCAGGTGGCAGCCGATATTCATCGCCCAGGCTTCGACTTTGCACAGGAATATGTACATCTCGCCGGTTTCCAGCTCTGACGTATGGCGGAGGGATTGCACGGTGGTTACCTCTCCTGACACGACGTCTACCCGGTCTTTGCTTTCGTAGCCGAGATAGGTGTGCTTCATCGCGTCTTTAACCCACTCAGGCGTAGCGAAGGTCTTGCCGCGCGCGATCAGGTACTCGCTGATTTCCGTGTACCACATGTGGCTGAGCGCGTTCTGCGACAGGCTGCGCTTCTCGCGCCACGGCTTCACCTGAAGGCGGAAGCATTGTCCGGCATCGAGCAATGGCTGAATCTGCTGACCTATGGCCGCGAAGTTGCCGCGATGGAGTTTGATGCCGTCTACTGGCAGAGTCATACGGCCTCCTTAACGGAAACCGCAGAATGCAGAAAATCGCAGGTGCATTTCTGCATCTGTGACAAGGTGAGGAGTTCAGATTGTGGTCGCATTTAAGTCCCCTTAAATGCGCAGAAGTCACCGGAGTTGTTCAGGCTCCGATGACATGATTATGGCGGGTTGATTTCAGAAAATCAAAGTTAACTTATGCCAAAATTCACATCTGTAAAACCCAGAAAATGAGCGTTAGGGTTCCACAACTGAATGACCTCAAGGCTCTCGGGGATTGAGCCTTTATTTTTAAAAGCTCCGTCTGGAGGGGAGCCGTGCTTGAACGTGGCTACGATGTGCTGGTTGAGTAAATCTAAAAAATATGTTCCAGCCTCTTCCCTGCTAATGCCATCGCTCTCTTTGATCCGTGCGACCATGTTTCTCGCGGTATCGATAGCGAACATAATGTTTGCAAACTCAGAGAAAGACCATTCTGAGCTTGTTTTCCCACTGCATGATGAATTTGCCCTTTCTGCTTGATAACTAAGCAGGTCTTGGATATTTCTTCGCCTTGACTCGATCAGCGAAGCCTTTTGATAGACTAGCCCTCTCCATGTTATGAAAAGGCTAACGGAAGCTGCGATAGCTGATGCCACACCGGCTACGGCGCTCCATACCTCGGAAGTCATGCTACTTTACCTCTTCATTCTTGATGTAACGGGGGTCGTTTGCCTTAGGAAGGCTGATACTCAACTCTCGATAATGGCGTAAACGCTCAAGGAAGTAATCGCGTAAATGCTCAGGCTGCTCACGCATAACCACTTCGGCGATAACCGGCATATTCAGGCGCTCTTTGTACGCCACTCCGGACGCTGCTAGATCAACGTTAACTTTGTCACGTTCATCGTCACTTTTAGCTGCTAAGTTATGTTCTGACATGGAATCCTTTAAGGGAGGCAATATGCGTGGAATATTTTTAGACAGTAAACCGTGTAGTGAAGAAAATAGCAGATCGAAACATCTCGTACAGTTCGATGATGGATCTTACAGCGTTTTGTATAGCTCAAACGATATCATTTTCAAAAAAGGTGAAAAATTTAGCAATGATGACGGCCACTGGAAATCTGATGATTTTGGTAGTTTTCAGATAGTAGCGGTCCCCAAAATGTCAGAGGAAGATGCAAATAGAGAGTTTGAACGATAGGCCTCTTTTGAGGCCTATTTGTTATGCGTCGAATGGGTTAGGCATGGATATTCACCTTGATAGCGAAGACCTTCACCGGGTCTGGCCCGAAGTGCGGATGTGTTATCACCTTCACTTCGTAGCCAGCATACGGAACGTCGATACGCTTGCTGGCGTCATCACGCTTTGGATAGCCTCGGGTTATAATCAGGCGATCAAAACGACGCGGTAATTGTTGGTTATGGCCGTGTGATAGCCTGCGGCACCAGTACGAATTAACCAGGCGATACTCTTCGGTTTTCTCGCCGGACTTCATCAGGTCGAAGTATTCACCGTTAACAGCCAGTTGCAGGTTAGCCATGGTTAAATACTCCCTTAACCGCACCCCAGGCAAGCTCAAGAAGAGATGCCCAGGCTACGTAAAGGTGAATGCCAGCGGCCACACCAAAGCCAATTATCATTGCGTATTTCAGCGCTTCGGATTTGCTCACGGCTTCACCCCCTGCTGCGGTGCTGCTGCAATCATGGCCTTGTAGACCGCATTGCCAGTCCATAGCTTATTGATAGGCGTGGTATCGAACCGGATAGCACCCGCAGCGGCTGATTGCATTTCAGAAGTAGGCTCAATCGGCACCGCAACCCAACCCTCTGGCAACTTGTAATCCGTCGTTACAGGTTCGGCACCCCGAAGCATGGCGGCGCGGCACTGGTTGAAGCCATGCGCCCATGCGGATGCCAGAGCAATGTCGTCTTCCGTGATTTCCTCTGGTACATCTTCCCAGCTGACTACGTCCGGCACAGATACCGGCGCTGGCGGGGCGGTGTAAGCGCTCAGGACTTCGTACTCATCACTCCAGAACCAATCCGCCTTTGAGTGCAGCCAGCTACCAAACTTGCCTGTTACCTTGTGTTTCACAATGAACCCAGCATGCTCCGCTTCGAGCGATGCCAGCGCAATCTTCATCGTCGCCAGCGCCATGGCTGCATCTTCGTTTACGATGCCAGGCGTCGCATCGCGCTCCTCTTCAAGCTCCGCGATTGTCTTCAGGAGCCATTCTTTGGTTAGTTCGCTCATGGGTTAGTCCTCCCCCCATTCGTCGCAGTAGGCATCAACAGGCGTTTTCCCGGCATCGTAATCATCACGCCATGCTTCAGCATCGGCGGCACTACCTCCGCGCAGGTCTGCATAGTCCATCAGTTGCTCATGCCATTCCTCAAATGTGGACGTTTTGTTTGTTGAGCTAAAATCTGCCATATCACTCTCCTTTACCGGCTGCGGCGGCGCGTAAGTTGCGCTCTGCAATTAAAGCTGTATCAGTCGGGTCGGTGGTTTCAACGACGCCCGGTTGCAAACGGCTCAAGTCAGAGCCCGTCAGGTTAAAGATTGCGTAAGAGATATCACTGGCCGCCTGGCGCATAACCTCCTTTTGCTCAGCGATCCGATTCTCTACGGCTTCCAGCTCATCCAGCAGCGTCAGCACGGTGGCGGGGTTGGCTGCTGCAATGAACGCTCCATTCAGGTCAGTCTGCTTTTGCGTGAAATCACCGCTGTCGACATAAACGATTGAACCCTGATCTTCATCCATAGAGTCAACGTTATATTCAATGCTCGTGTTTCCCGGGTAGTATTCCCAGCGGCCAGGAGTCGCCTTTTCCGCCGCTTCACGTAATGCGCGTTTGTCGATGTTGCTCATTGGGCGGCCCCTTCTGCTTTCTTTTCGTCAACGCTCCAGGCTGTAGCCAGCGCGCCAGTAATCTGCATAAACGAGTGCTTTACTTTCACAGAGAAGGTTTCTCCTGTTGCCGATACCGTTTCGATGGTGGTCAGCTCGCCGCCGCTTTCGAAATCAGGGTAGAACTGCGTTACCAAATTACTTTCGACAATCACCGATCCGTCCGGCGTGTGCATTTTCAGTTTCATACCCCTGCTCTCCCCCAAACCATCAATACTCGCTTCATAGCCGCGCTGTTGCGGCACTCCTGGCAGATCACGTTTGTCTCTGTACGCTGCACCAGCTTCGAATTCCCCTTCGGCATGGCCGGTATGGTTTCCGGTGCGTATTTCATGCCGTAGCTGGTCAGCCGATACAGCCGCTGGCCGTGCTTGCCTTCGAACTCGATCAGGCCGTCTGCAAACAACGTGCTTAACGGGCCGGAAATCTTTTTGGTGGTCATGTCGATCATGCTGGCAATACGAGCACTGTTCAGGCCCGGGTTATTACGCAGGGCTGCAAGAATCTGCCCACGAATTGTTATGGTCATCTCACACCATCCCGTTCGATTTGTTGCGGTTGTACTTCGCCTGGAGCAGCTGGATCGGCGTAGGCCCATGCTCTGCGGCAGGCGCTGCAATTGCCCGGCGTACCGGCGGCACTGGTTTACCCTCGGTGACGCGCTTCTCCCACATGTCCAGCAGTTCACCGGCTTCACGCGCCAGCTCACCATGTGTTAACTGGCGCTCTGTGCTGCGGTGGCGCAGTTCAACGCAGATGTGGTACATGACTGGCTGCGACCAGGGGAATTGCTCACTGGAAGTGAACTCGAACGAACGGTTACGCCAGTCCCAGTATTCGGCGATCACCTGCTCAACGTTGATTCCCAGCGCCCCGCCACTCTGTTTGCACCAGGCGACGAACTGGCCAGGCGACGGCAGGAATGGACGCTCCTGGCGGCGGGCAATGCGCATACCGGCATCGACTTGCGCCATTGAGTGGATCCCGTTCTCTTGAAACGCCAGCAGCCACTGACGGCGGAATTCGTCCAAGTCACGCTGTTCTCGGAAGTTCGCCATGCTGGCCGGGAACGCGGCGCGCAGCTCGTTGAACAGCTTGTTGAATACCTGAGCCACCTGCTCGACCGGGGCGCGTTCCTGATACTGCTCTGGCAGGTTATGAGCCATGCGACTCATCTGCTCGCGGTCGTGGTTACGCATCTGCTCTGCAAGAGATTTCATCGAAGCACCTCATAGGCCCAGTCAGTGTTGTTGAAGTCCAGATCCGGCTTGGCGGCTGGTTTGACAGAGAACTTCGGCTTAAACAGCCCCTGGTATCCGTTCGCAATACTGGTGTTGATCACGTCGACCGGGTTATGTCCGTCATCCAGGCACTCTTTCAGGAGCTTGAATGCCTTCGTGACGGTCAGCTCTGTTTTGATCGGCTTGCCAGACTGTTTGCGGTAAGCAACCCATTCCTGCCAGGCGGTTTGATTTAGCCACTCAGGAACGTCAACACTGAGCGGATCAAACTTGTCCTTCCCCCTTGGGGGATTAGAGGGGGTATTAGGTTTTATATTTGTCTTTGGAAGAATGTCTTTGGTGTTCCCTGTTTTCAGGGATGCCTCTCCCTTTTTTTGGGGATGGTTATCCCTGTTTTCAGGGATGGTTTGTGGGGTTATTTTGCTATCCCCGATTTCAGGGATGGTAATAACCTGCGTTACAACTTCAGCGACCGGGAAACTGACCGGGCACTTTGCACATTTTGGCTTTGTGTAAGCCCAGCTATCCAGGAGCGTGTTAATCCCGATGTAACGCGTCTGCCCGATTCTGCGCATCTTGATGATGTTGCGATAAGCCAGGCTGAGCACAGCTTCAGAAACGTGCTTAACGGCCAGTCTGGTTTTATCTGCAATGAGGCTGTTGGTGATCCGGTCCTCTTTCTTGGACCAGCCATACGTCAGGCGAACAATAGCATTCAGCACGCGGAACTCACGCCCCGAAAGCTCTACGAAACACAGGGCATCCTGAATCTGGTTAGCAAGGCGAAGATAGCCATTTTCCAGATCGGCCATGCGATTCTCCTGCTGCGCCGGTTGCTGCGCAGGGAATTTGATAATTTCAGCGGTATTTGACATACTTAACTCCGCAATTGTTATCTGCATTTGCACCTGAAAGTCGGTTCTGTTCGCGCAGACCGGCTTTCGCCATTTCTGTAGTTCTCACATAACCCCCAGCATTGAAGTGACCATGGCCATCAGCGGCGCGGTCAGGTCCGGGTCGACACGGAACATCTCTACAATCCCCTCACTGAGTTCCTTGAGCTTCTGGTGACGCGGGGCGTTCATCGCAACGGCCACTTTCGCCTCGCTCGTTTCCTTCTCAAGTCGAGCTAAGCGGGACATGAAACTGTCCTCGGGAAGAAGTCGATGGCGATACTCCAGAGGCAGGACGGCCATGATTGCGGGCGTCAGATGGCGCACGTTCTCGCGGTACTGCTCAGAGTCGAAGCGGTTATCCAGAAAGCGAAATAGCTTCTGCCGCGCCCGGCTGATGTCGTCAGGAAAGCTGATGGCGCTCCCGCCCTGCTCCCGGTATTCGTTGATGATTAGCGCAGAAACGACGTCCTGATTGTCGATAGAAGCTGACCAGGCGCGAACAGCTTCGCGGATCTGCTTATGGTTATTATCCGGTTCCGGTTGAGCGCGATTTATCATCACGCTGCTGTATATTCCGGTATTGTGTTGATACGCAAGTGAATGCATTGCTTTCCCTTTCGTGGTTAGGGCCGCCGGTTAGGCGGCTGTTGTTTTATTCGGCTCATCGCCAAAAAGAAGCCATTCAGGTTCACATTTGAGAGCCCGAGCCAGCTCAACCAAATAACGTGGACGCTTAGTAGTCCCGGCCTCGATGGCCTGAAGTGATTGCTGTTTCATGCCAGCCAGTTTTGCTAACTGGTCCTGAGACAGATTCATCTCTTCACGTTTTTGCTTGAGGCGTTGAGAAATTGTTTCCATATCACCTCCACAGTTTTATCTGTATTCTGTGACAGTTATTTCTGTTTGTCAATTACAGTTTTAACTGTGACTATCAAGGAATACAGAGAGAGGGATTTATGAGCCTTGCGGATCGCGTTAAACAAAAAAGAATTGAGCTGGGGTTAACCCAGACAGAAGCTGCTGAGAAGGCCGGTATCCGGCAGCAGTCATGGCAGAGCATTGAAGATGGGAAAACTCTCAAGCCACGTAATATAATTGGAATAGCCAAGGCGCTTAAATGCGATGCTGATTGGCTAATGAACGGCGGCGCGTTTATGCCGATGGCAGAGGTCAACAGCAGGAGAGTTCCGTTGATAAGCTATGTACAGGCAGGAGCACTGGCTGAGAAAAACCCTATCGAGGCTTTCGATGGCAGCCTTGAATACATACTCACTGATCTGGATGTGTCCCAGCACACCTTTGCATTGCGCATTGAAGGCGACTCAATGGAGCCAGATTTCAAGGCAGGAGACGTTATTATCGTCGACCCTGAGGTTGAGCCAACGCCTGGGGAATTTGTTGTCGCGAAGAACGGCGGAACACAGGCGACCTTCAAGAAATACCGTCCGACATGGGTAGACCCTCTCGGCTGCCAGCACTTTGAACTGGTCCCACTCAATGATGATTACCCTGTCATTAACAGCGATCACCAGCCTTTAACCATCATCGGTGTAATGATTGAGCACCGCATTTACCGCCGCAAACGCTAAATCCCCCTCTCAAACATCGGATTAAACCGGCTAATGCCGGTTTTTTTTCGTCCTTACAAAATAAATTACCCACAAATACAGAAACATATGTTTCTCACGCCATTAAATACAGTTTTGTCTGTTGACGATAATACAGTTTTATCTGTATCTTTAATCCATCGAAACGAAACATCGACAGCTGAGCGAAGTTAGCCAGCGGCGAAGTGGAGATTCGGTCAGTCGAACGGCGCGACAGTAAACCATGCGTCGGACCATAGGCGGGCTCAGGAAGAGCGGCAATTATGGCTAAACGATTTACCAGCAGCTCTTTGCGAGGGGCTGACGGTAAACAAAAAGAGAGGCGCTTATGAAGTTTTACGAATTACCTGAACAGGTGCAGTCAATAGCTGCAGAGCTTCTGGCTAAGAGGCTTAATGATGAGGTCTTTATTGATGAGAAAAACAGGACGGAAAAAGCAAAAGCAATTGCTCAAACCGTCCGGGAGGCGTTTTTTAAACTATACGACAATTAACTACCTATCACTGCCATCTTCAAAATGGTCAGTTTTAAAGTGCTGTAATGCCTGGTCATAAATCTTCAATAGACCATTCACATTGTCATGATGAATGGGAACACGTTCAGCGCGCACTAACTCAATTACCAATTGAGCGGCTGCAAGCTCAGGGTGTGTTTTAGGATTAGCAATATCTGACATAAAACCTCCTTTTGACTGTGGATTCATCAGTCTACGGCATTCCTTTGACTGTGGAAAGCAAGGGAGCACGCGCCGGGCGCGGATAAATATCCCGGCACTAACTGGAATGTTTTGGGGTGTGGTGGGCAGCTGATTCGTGATGCTCGCGGATCAATCCGGTCCACGAATCCACCACACCGACCAAAGCATTTCTCCCGCATCAGCGGGCAAATCATATGAGGTGAAGTATGAAAGAGACAATAGCAATTATTGGTGCTGATGCTCTGTTTACGAAGCGTCCTGACATGTCAGAGGTTGGCGACATCATCAGTTATCTGATGACACGCGATTCATATGCACGCCCAGAGGACGCAGATGGTGACCCGGTTAAGCGGTACGCCATCGTTTGCAAAATCACGGTTGAAGAAATTGATTAAGGCTGCCAGTGGCGGCCTTTTTTACGCCCGTCAGCGGGTAACTACAGAGGGTAAGGCGATGGAGTTTAAGAAAGGAGATGTTGTTACGTGGTCAAGCCAGGCCGCGGGCAGCTGGAAGACGAAAACTGGAGTGATTACGGAAGTGTGGGAATACAAAAAACAAACGCGTTACACCGTAAAAGTTGATCCGAAGGAAGGGTCGACGGCGAAACCGAAGTTTTACTACCCACGCACATCAGCACTACAGAAGATGTCATGACCCGCTCCGGCGGGTTTTTTATCGGCCATACCTCAGCTCATTCCAACGAGTGAGCTTGAGTTATGACAACCGGCGGCCATCCACCGCCCATTAGCGCAGAAGTCTTGTATTAACCGTTCCGTTCGCCGCGATAAGGCCAAGAGGATTTATGAGCAACAAAACAGGCGGTCCAGCGTTTCCACAATCAGGCGTATGCACTCCTGAAATTAACTCATGGGATAGCGAAGATTTTGGAGGTCGAGGCTTAACCTTGCGCGACTACTTCGCGGCCAAGGCTATGCAGGGTCGATTAGCGAATCCTGACTGGTTGTGTAGCGATGACCGCACAGCAACCGAAGCGTACCAGATAGCTGACGCAATGCTTCGCGCCCGGGGGGCATCATGACAGTCACCCACAACGGCAAGCAATACACCGCCAAAAAGCTCAACGATAACGAGTGGCAACTGACGTCGCTATCGGCACCGCGGGAAAAACTGGTGCTGAACCGCTGGCAGATGCATATCGCTGGCCTCCTGGAACAGGTTGAGGTGAAGGTATGATCAATCACTACGGCACCACCCCGCTCATACGCCAGTGCGTCACGCCCGGCATGATGGCAATGCATGAAGGCCGCACCTATCGCGTCTCAGCAGTCATTCAGGAGCGTAAATGGGTCTACCTGCACACTGATGCAGAAATCATACGCCTCAGTGACTGCGTGATTGACGTTCTTCTGGACGGTCACGGCAACCCTATCCAGCACTAATCACCCTATTCAACCGATCGGCCTGGCTTTTTGCGGGCGGGATCTGCACATCCAAATTTCAGGAGTTCAGCCATGAACGCATACCTCACTTACGACCGCATCGAAGATCGGCGCTGGGTTGAGCAGCAGCTCACAGACGAGAAAGAGAAGTGGATCGACGACCGGGCACAGCAAATCATCGACATGATGCCAAAAGAGCCGTCCGGCCTCTTCCACTTCTCGGTCCCGATTGACTCCAGCCCATACGAAGGACTTCGCAGCGATAAAGCTGGCGAAGCCTACAACGATTTCATTTCGGCAGTTGCTTACGCCCAGGCGGAATACGACTGGGAACACCGTACCGGCTGCCCGTTTTAATTTTTGAGGGATTTAACAATGAGTACTGCACTTTCCACCATGGCCGGGAAACTGGCCGCACGCCTCGGTATGGATGCCGGTACAGACCTGATGAATACGCTGAAGAACACAGCATTCAAAGGTGGCAACGTCACGGACGAGCAATTTACAGCTCTGTTGATCGTCGCCAACCAATACGGCCTGAACCCATGGACCAAAGAGATTTATGCCTTCCCAGATAAAGGCGGGATTGTCCCGGTCGTCGGCGTTGATGGATGGGCCCGCATTATCAACGAACATCCGCAGTTCGACGGCATGGAGTTCTCTTACGACAAAGAAGAAGGCGCGTGCACCTGCAAGATTTACCGCAAAGACCGTAAGCACCCGACCATTGTCACTGAGTACATGGGAGAGTGTAAACGCAACACTCAGCCATGGCAGTCCCACCCTACCCGCATGCTTCGCCACAAGACGCTTATCCAGTGCGCGCGGCTGGCCTTTGGTTTCGCTGGCATCTTCGACCAGGACGAGGCAGAGCGAGTGATTGAAGGAACAACGGCAGAGGTTCATGCGGGCCATGAATCAGATAGCCGTCGCCCGGATCTGATCGCAAAAGGTGAGTCCGCCGCGCGCCTTGGAACCGTTAAGTATCAGGAGTTCTGGGTGGCGCTGAGCGCTGAAGAGAAGCAGGTGATCGGCGCAGTTGAGAAGCGACGCATGTATGACATGAGTCTTGCCGTCGACAACGCTGAACCTGTCAATGTCGCAGATACGGAGGCTGAATGATGGAGCAACGCACCCCTGAATGGTTTGCTGCGCGCTGCGGCAAGGTCACTGCCAGTCGCCTGGCTGATGTCATGGCCCGGACTAAGTCGGGCTACTCCACCAGCCGCCAGAACTACATGGCCGAGCTGATTTGCCAACGACTGACCGGGAAGCTGGAGGAAGGTTTTTCGAATGCCGCGATGTTGCGCGGCACTGAACTTGAGCCAGTGGCGCGCGAAATGTACGCGCTGAATGAGTTCGATGCGGAAATCACTGAAGTTGGACTCATCGATCACCCAACCATACCCGGATTCGCAGCCAGCCCGGACGGACTTGTTAACGACGACGGGCTTATCGAAATCAAATGCCCCAACACCTGGACCCATCTTGAAACGCTGAAAACTGGCGAGCCAAAGCGCCAGTACATGCTGCAAATGCATGCGCAGATGATGTGCACCGGGCGGAAATGGTGTGATTTCGTTAGTTTCGATGATCGCCTGCCGCCTGACCTCGCCTATTTCAAGAAGCGCATTCATTTCCATGAAGAGCTGGCGCGCGAAATCGAGTCTGAGGTTAAGAGCTTCCTTGCAGATCTGGAATCTGAAATTCAGAAAATCACAGAGCGTGCAGCATGAAACGCACACCCTTTTACCGCAGGCCCGGACGAACCGGGCAATACTCCGGCCTCCGTGAACGCGTTATCTGGATGATTCAGACGCGCGGCCGCCCGGTAACCGGTAGCGAAATCGCTGAGAAGTTTGGCGTAACGCTCATCGAGTTTAACCGGGTTGCCAACGGCATCACTCGCGGCACTGGGCAGATAGCGCAGATCGTTGAGTCAAAAAAATGGCTTAACGAGGACGGCATATGCGACCGGACATTCGACCTGGTCACGAAGCCAAAGGTCATAACGCCGCAGGGTAAATCGCGGTTGTTCACCCGGCGCGCCATAGAGCAGTCGCAGGAAGGTAGACGGCAGGAATGCATTGAACGTGCTGCGCGCCGTCGCCGCCTGATTGCTCAAGGCCTCTACATCGACGAAATGGAGTCCATCCTATGACTTACGCTCACGACGACATCAGGGTTGGTAATCTGAGCCTTCCCTTCATTGGTAACGGCTGGCTAATGCCATGGGGTGAAGTAGTCAGCAATCCATTAAAGGCGCAGCGACTAGCTGAGGAATATCGGGAAAGGCAGGAGGCGGCATGAGCGAAGCACCAATGATTATCGTACCGACAGATATTGGCCAGAAGATTAAAGAAATCGAATCTGCTTACCAGCGTTACGTCGATGAATTCAGGATCCCCGAAGACCACAAAATTATCGTTAACTTTTCTGCCGGTAAAGATTCCACGGCAACCATGGCAATCGCCCACGCTCTGTTCGGCGACAAGGTGCAAGGTGTCATGGCCGATACCGACAACGAACACGAGCTGACAATTGAGTTCGGTAAAACCATTCATGAGCAAATCGGATGCAAACCGATAAGCGTGGTTAAACGAGTTTACTCAGAGGAGCATTTCTCACGTCGGCGCGAAGCCATCAGCTCAACATGGACCAAACGACAGGCAATAAGAACGGGCTCCTACCGAGGGATTATCATGCCTTCCCTGGCAAGGAGTGATACCAAATTTGGCAAGGCATGGCAGCGTACCGCTGAAAAATGGGGTATTGAATTTCAGACACCACTTGAGGCAGCGCTTTCTGTTCTGCATCCAAGCGGAAATTCATTTCTTGATGCCTGTTTACTTCATGGCAAGTTCCCTCAACTACGGGACCGCTTCTGCACAGATGAGTTAAAGATCCAAATAGCATTCGACGCTGTCATGCAACCCATGCTGGATGATGGTGAGGTTATCGTTCAGTGGTCCGGGGTGCGAGCAGATGAGTCGTCGAAGCGTGCTGGGTACGATCGGTTTTCAACTGATCAGCGGGACCCGGAGTTTCTTTATAACTTCCTGCCAATCCACCAATGGACTGCTTCTGACGTTTTCGCGCTTCACAAGTACTTTGGCATTAATCCAAATCCGCTTTACCTGCAAGGAGCTGCGCGCGTTGGGTGCATGAACTGCGTGCTGTGCAATAAAGAGGAAATAGCTGAGACGGCAGCTCGCTGGCCTGAATACATCGAAAAGCACAGGCAATGGGAGTTAAAGGTTCGCCTTGTAAGTCGCTGGGTTCACTGGATGAGCGTAGGAGAAATAAGCCAAAGGTGGATGAAGCAGTTCAGCCTTCCTCTGGGGAGGGAAGTGCAACTATATGGACTTACACCTGATGTTGAACGAGTTGAATGGTCTGGCTTCTATGGCCCGCGCGGCGGAATGAACACCCCTGGAGTTGATGAAGTCCTAGAGTGGGCAAAAACAGGGAGAGGAGGAAAGGTGTATGACCTTGTGAAAGCTAGCATGGATACATCTGTTTGTTCGTCCCGTTATGGACTCTGTGAGTGAGGTTTCGTAATGACTGGAAAATACTCCCTTATCTATGCAGATCCTCCCTGGTCTTACGGCAACACCATCAGCAACGGCGCCGCTGCCGATCACTACTCCACCATGAAGCTAATCGACATCAAGCGCCTCCCGGTGTGGGAACTTGCCGCCGAAAATGCGGTGCTGGCGATGTGGTACACCGGCACGCATAACAAGGAAGCTATCGAACTTGCCGAGGCCTGGGGCTTCACCGTTCGTACGATGAAGGGCTTTACCTGGGTGAAGCTGAATCAGAACGCGGAATTGCGCATCAACAAGGCGCTGGCCGAGGGTGAAATCACCGACTTTTACGACTTCCTCGATCTGCTTAACGCCGAGACGCGCATGAACGGCGGCAACCACACCCGGGCCAACACTGAGGACTTGCTGATTGCAACCCGCGGCGCCGGGCTGGAGCGAAAGCACGCAGGGATTAAGCAGGTGGTATACAGCCCGCTCGGCGCGCACAGCGAAAAGCCGTGGGAAGTGCGTCACAGGCTGGAGCTTCTTTACGGCGATGTGCCACGCATTGAGTTATTCAGCCGCAGCGCGGCGCCGGGCTGGGATCACTGGGGAAATCAGTGCGCTACCGCCGCGGTAGAACTACTGCCTGGCTGCGCCATCGATGTTATGAAAACGGAGGCAGCATGACGCCAGCAAATGAAAACGCCATCCGCACCGCATGCCGCCGCTGCACCGAGGAAATCCAGCAGGCCATGCGCAAGAAGCCAAAGCCAAACTGGAACGAAACGGTGCCCCCCCATCATCAACAGGCATCACAAGAAAATTGAAGCTCTGGGAGTTAGCCTCCTGGAGTTCGTCGTATACACAGGGCGGCTTAATCGCCGCTTCGGAGTTGAATCGTGAAGGTTGAAAAAAGCGATGTTCTGGCGTTTACCATTTCAGATGTTAAACGCCTCGACCCGGTAAGGGTGATGATTGAAAACTATGAGCCCGGTATGGGGCGCATCACCATCACCTGCTTCGGTAAGGCCTGGACCGGTGCCTGGTTTGCAATGGGCGGTGACACTGTTCAGGACTTCATTAAGCGCGTCAGTAATGAGTACCTTATCGGCTATTTCGATCCGCAGCTGCAAAGCACAATAGATGATGACAATGATGCCAACCTTGCTTTCGTTAAGGGTGAGATTATCCGGCTGCGTCGTGAGCAGGAAATTGACGGTAATGAAGCCCGATCAATGTGGGATGAGGCTGAAGATGCTGAAGATGTGAAGGGGAGCTGCTGCAATTATCTCGTCGGCGACAAGCTGCTTAACCTGCTAGGCGATGATCCATGGTACGCAAAATGGCCTTCCGTGCCGAACCATCATTATCAGTACCTCGAGCACATCATTGATGCAGTGCGCGATGGGATCGCAGAACTGGAGCGTGTCTCATGAACAGAGCCTCACCAGTTGATTTGAGGAGAAGTGTCGAAATAGCCAACCACGTGGCGCATATCGGGATTCGCTTTGTGCCGATCCCGGTAGCTTCAGAGGAAGAATTCCAGACCCTGTCCGCCGAGCTATCTCGACGGCTTGAGCAGATGGCAGTCGAAGCAGAGAAGAATGAAGGCGGTGCAGCATGACCAAATACGCGAAGCTTGATAGCGAAGTGTTAAGCGCTATCGGCGCTCAGCCTACCTCGTTTTCTGAACTATTTAGCCCTTCCGTCAGACAGGAGTGCCTCGTCATTGCTGAAGCAGAAGGAAAGCACCCGATGGACGTCTTCCGCATCCTTGATCGCCGACTCCAGTCACTCAGGAAGCTTGGCGTCATCCAGCACGTCAAAGGCAAGGGGTGGATTCAGCCATGACATCAATAATCGCCAGGTCGCTAAAGCGGCCTTTTTTATTGCTGGCGTTCACCTTCAACCGAATTAACCGACAGTTCCGGGAGCATTGACCATGGCCGATATCATCGATACCGCAGCAGAGATTGAAGAGCTTCAGCGTAACGCTGCCCTTTCCGCTCACCGACTGAACCGCAACGCCGTATCAGCTGAGCATTGTGCAGAATGCGATGAACCAATTCCCGAGCCAAGGCGCGCTGCCGTTCCAGGCTGCCAGACGTGCGCGGAGTGCCAGAGCGTTATAGAGCTGAAGAAAAAGCAGAGGGGGATTATTAATTAGTGAAAAAGTTATTCCCCCTTGCGAAGCACTACGTCTAGTTTTGCTAATGCGTCAGCAATATCCATTTGGATGAAGTTTCCTGTTTCTTCATGGTAATAAACTATTTGTTGCTCACTATCATTTCGTATAATCGATTCCACTAGCCACTCCCCATCGTCGCCTTTTAAAGAAACGATATCGTTAACGCTCAAGCCTTGAATTGTAGTCATTTGGTATACCCCAAAGTTAGATAATCAAATTTAACTTTAGCGGGAAATTCAAAATAGAAAAGCCTCGCTCACCGGGGTTTCTTTTTACCTGATTTCGATTAATCAACACGTCAACGCGGCCTCGCATATAATGCCAGGTGGCTAAGGAGTTCTCATGGCTAAGCTTCTCAACTTGCAGGAATGGGCTGCTGAGGTCTACACGACTCCACCCTCACTTTCTACTCTGCGTCGATGGACGCGGGAGGGGCGTATTTATCCCGCGCCGGAGCTGCACGGAAAGGAATATAAAGTTCAGCCTGACGCTATCTACGTGGATCCGCGCAAGAAGAATCTGCGCGCTAAACCGAAACACACCAAACTGCCGTCCGGCGGCACATTACTGGAGAGACTGACTCATGGCGAAAAGGCCAGTACGTTACGACGCTAACCTGCCCCGTAACCTGACCTATCGTAAAAGAGACAGACTTTACAGCTGGCGCAATCCGGTGACCGGGCAGGAGATTTCTCTTGGCCGGATTGATCGCAAGGACGCTGTTGCCCAGGCCATTGAGGCCAACAACTACATCGACCAGAATTACCTACCCTCTTCTCTACTGGATCGCATAAAAGACGTGCCCACTTTCACAGTGGCTGCATGGCTGGAGCGTTACGAGGTAATTCTCGAGCGGCGCGAGCTGAAACCAAACACGATGAAGGTCAGGCGAAACCAGATCGCCACCATAAAGGAAGAGTTCGGCAAAATACCTCTCGCCTCTGTCACGACCAAGGATATCGCCTCATTCCTTGAAGCGTACATTCTCTGCGATAAAAAAAGCATGGCTTCCGGGCTACGGTCTGTTCTGATGGACATCTTCAGGGAGGCGATTGTGGAAGGACATGTCGACAGGAACCCGGCAGAACCGACGCGAACGCCGACACCGAAAGTTAAGCGGGAACGCTTGCTGCTCGAACAATTCACGGTCATCCGCCAGGCTGCGTTAACTCATTCTGAATGGGCGCCAAACGCATGCGATCTGGCACTGGTCACCGGCCAGCGGCGGGAGGATATCTCACTGTTCAGGTTCAGTGACATTAAAGATGGGAGGCTTTTCGTTACGCAGGAGAAAACAGGTCACAAACTGGCACTTCCCCTTGATTTGAGGCTGGACGTCGCCGGGCTTGTGTTGCAGGATGTCATTGATCGATGCCGGGTGAACAACCCTTCCGACTTCATGCTTTACTCTCCGGTCCGCCGCGGGGGAAGAAAGCCGGGGCCGCTAACGCCTGACGGTCTTACCCAGGCGTTCGCAGAGATAAGGGATTCGACCGGGTTAAAATTCGGGCCTAACCCACCTCCTTTCCATGAGATCAGAAGTCTGGCGAGCAGGCTCTATGAAAAGGAGCGCGGGGAGGAATTTGCTCAGCGCTTACTCGGCCACAAAAATTTAACAATGACCAAAAAATACCTGGACGCACGTGGTGCAGAGTATGTTATGGTTTAGACAGGATATGGAATATTCGAGTAATTTTCGGGGGATTTCGTGTTGAGACTGAAAAAACCCTTGATAAACAAATAGATAAAAAGAGACCGAATACGATTCCTGTATTCGGTCCAGGGAAATGGCTCTTGGGAGAGAGCCGTGCGCTAAAAGTTGGCATTAATGCAGGCTCAATCGCCTTGCCCTTTAAGAATAGATGACGACGTCAGGTTTTCCAGTCCACAGTAAAAGTGGTCTGAAAAAAAGCGTCAGAACATCACTAAATGTGAAAAACCGCAGAGCTTTTACAAGCACCTGCGGTTTTTTTTTTACTGGAAACCTGACGGCTAGCAGAGCTTTTCAGCGCGCTCAATAAACGGTGCCAGACTCTTCTTCTGCCCGGGGTTTGCCGGGTCATCTACCTGGATCACGCTGACAGGCTGTCCGTTACTTTTCCCGCTGGCAACCTGCTGCTCCGCCACGTCATTTAACGGATACTGCACGAGCGTACTGGGATTGATGACATACAGCGCGTTACCGGGACGGCAGGTAAGCATGACTTCTTCACGATTAAATGCCCAGTTGTCCTTACCCACTTCAAACCGGCTGACAGTGATGACCTGCGGCGCGGCTAACGCACTGCTGGCACAGGTGAGAAGTAAAAGAGAAAGCAGTGTCTTATTCAT